CGGGATGAGATATAATAGGGTCAGCCCCGGGGATATTTTGGCGCTTTGCCCGCCAGAATCACCCCGTCCTAGCATCGGTTAAGCAACGGATTCGCAACTGCATATATTCCAGCCCGAGAGTTCTCAAAACTAAGAATATAGGCATACCCTAAAAAATTTTTTATTTGAAAATTAGCTCCCATTTTGATAGAGCCTCAAAAGCTCTAGGGTCGAGATTCCTCTTATATCGCCTTGCCAAGGACATAGTTACCCCTTCTCGTAGTCCTTTGTAGTATGCTCTTGCTTCAGCTTCGCTGTGGAAGCCACGCTTGGTCACACTCCAGTCGTTACCTTTGTAGTAGCAGCCCCAGGATGTTTGCAAAGTGTTAGGAGGCAGAGCTATAGACAGGCCAGCTACAGGAAGGATGGCCGTGTTGACTTCTCGTGGCAAGAAGCAGCAAGTGTCAGGTCCGTATATCTTGTTTCCTGGGACTAGCAAGTCCTTATCCAAGGCCCAATCCGGCTCTCCCCACCCCTTCTGGGCAACTACCCAGTCGCAAAATTTTTGAGGGTCTTCCCAGTCAGGGTGCAACGTGACTCCAGCGTAAGTTGGATGACTAGCTTGGAAAGCACCCTCAGGCTTTGTCCGTTGGGTGATGTTGTTGTGCAATCTCCCCAAGCGCGTCTGAATGAATCCTTCTGGGCCTTTTGTTCTTAGAACCCATTTCCCGTCTACTTGGAAGTCTGTGTTCTTATTCTCGTGTGTAACTTTCATGTCTCTCCTAAAACAATGCCCGGCATCCTTTACAGGAGCCGGGCTTTCTTACGTCTACTTCTCGGGTATCCACGGGGGAGGTCTGAACCTCATCTTCCTGTTCACCTCGTCCGAGGTAAGCCCTTCTGCGGAGAGCTTAATGACTTCCCTTAGCTCTTCCATCCCAGGTTCATAGTCCAGCACATCTACCATTCTGTCGCTGAAGAGCCAGCAGCTACCTCGCTGCATCTCCCTACGGATGCGAGGCCTAGGAGCGAACTTCCAGCTCATGTAAGAGCCGTCAGCCTTATACACGTCCCAGTGTAACATGGAGGGATATTCCATCTTGAAGTTCCATCCGTCGTGGTACTCTATTCCCTGTATGTTCACAGAGAAGTGCCTGACTTGCAGGTTGAGTATGTTGGGGTAGGTATCCTCCAGCTCTCGCTTCATCATGTCGAAGTGGCTCAAAACTGTCTCCCAAACATATTGCTGTAGTTCCCGCTAGGAGTGTTCCATGTGCACCACTCAGGCACAGGCCATGTTTCCTCGTCCGGAAATGTGGCGCTGATGGGTATGTAGTGGGTCACATGCCTAGCCAGAGGCCAGCCTTTGCGATATTCCCTGGGCCTGTCACTGTAACCCCATTCAATCCATCCTTCGGAGTCTTTGCCCAGGCACATAGCTGTAGCCATGCTGAACCTAGTCAATTTGAACAACTTGTGGCGTGCTTTGCCTTCTCCCATGTCCTGAGCCCAGCCGTCGCATAGCACAATAGCCCATTGCCCTTCTTTCGGAGGGTGGGCTATAACATCGAGCCATTCGCTCATAGAATCCTCACGTCTGCTTCAGTCTCCAGCCAGACACGTGCTCCACAGCTCAGGGGCTTGTCTGGGCTGTAGACCAGTCGGCTAGGTCCGTCGATGACAACTTCGTGGGCGTGTTGGGTGCCTTTGTAGGTCATGACGGACAGCACAGGGTTGTTCTCGTTATTCACCCTGTTAGCCTTGATGATGTGCTGGTTTACGTGGATGCGTGTCTTCATGAGAAATTTGCATAACTACAGGGAGCACTCAGCCAAGCCTTGATACGCTCAAGGATTGTCGGGTTCTTCGCCACGATGATTGCATCCCGGAAGTCTTCCAAGGCCTGGATACGTGCAGCAGAGTAGTCCTTGTTTGATTCCCACCAGATAGGCTTCATTCCCATCACGCACGTTGAGCGATGGTAGGTCACGATATAGGAATCTCGGACATACTTGTCAAGATCAGCCGCAGCTGCCCAGATAGCGTTGCAGCTATAGGTGTACTCCCCACTGGCAATGTAGCCAGTAGCTGTGTCGATGACATTCGGGTCGAGAGCCCTGAGTTGTTCACGGAGTGTCATTGTGCGCCTTGCTCCACAAGCCAGTTACGGAAGACGCCCAGGAACTCAACGCGTTCAGGGATGTAGCGATTCGCAGCATAGTCGGTGCTCCACCAGAAAGGCATGCTATCGCCTTCACGTCGGACGACCGAAGAAGTTGGAAGCTTGATGAAGTAGTCCTTGGCAAATGCACAGTACAAGTCGCTGTGTTTGTATTGCTCACGAATGCAACTGAACTCGTCACCATCGAAGGCTTCCTTAACAGCCTGTTCAATGGCAAAGCAGGAGTAGGCATGTGACAACTCTGCATTGCTCACGATTTCAATGGCCCGGTCTACAAGCGACAGCTTGAAGTCTTCTGCATTCATTTGGTGTTCTCCTTGATGATGTGGGCCTTCAGCTTCTCCAAGGCTTTGATACGGGAAGCTTTGCAGGGACGGGCGCTATTCCACCAAGATGGCATTCCCATTTCGTAGTTCGTAAGCGCAGTAGAGTGCACTTGCCGGTGCAGCGCAACGTACTGCTGCCCAGGCCCACCACCCTTCTTGTGAATGGCCTTGGAAGCTTTGCGCAAGGCGTTGCAAGTGTAGTGCTGAGACCCGTCTCGAATCAAGGCGATAGCACGGTCCACGATGCGGGGGTTGAGTTTCTTCAGTTCGTAGAGCACAGGTGAAGCCCTTTCTCTTGAACATTGTTTTTGTTAACGTACCACGAGTCGTCTGGGTTCTCGTGCCAGTCCCTAACCGAAACGACTTTGAGAGAGTAGCCACACTCCCTTAGGATGATTACATCACTGTTGTCGGGCAGGTATGCTTCCATACCATCGCACCAAGGGTCCAGCTTCTGGCCGGGCAGGATTGTTCCGAGACGAGTTGTCATTGCTGTGCCTTTCCGGCAGCAATACAAGCTGCCTTGAACTTCTTGAGAGCTGCTGTGCGAGCAGTTTTATGGCGACCATTAGAGTTCCACCAACTTGGCAGCTTACCCTTAGCCCCTGTCATCACCAGTCTGTACTGGGCACGATAGGTTTCCCCGCTCTTTGAGCTATCGTCTGAGCCGAAATAATGCCCTCCAAATTTCTGGCAAGCCCTGGACAATGCAGTACAGGTGTACCGTTCGCTTTTCGACTCTATGAGGTGGATGGCCTCATCAATGATGTCGAGATTAGGCTTAGACTTCATTTTGCTCACTTGTTTCCTCTGGTTTTCCCAGCTTGCCAGTCTCCCGTCTGATGACGGACATACGCACAAGCTGCTTCATTGTTACGGGAATAGCCCCCGCTGCTATAGCTGCACTCCGCATAGACATGGCGATGTCGAAGTGCTCTTTCCATGTGCCCGGGTATTGAATCCATTTCACAGCGACGCCAACCTTGCGCATCATTGCTTCAAGCTCTTCCCTGGAGTCAGCCACACAATGGGACATTTTGTATGTGCGATTGCCTCGCTTGTACTCTCCCATGGGGTAGAGGTACATGTCATCGACGTATACTGTCACTTCCATTCAACCTTGCGAAGGCCCTTGACGACGAACCACAGGATCATCACAGGGGCGAAGAACAGCCAGCCGACGAGGATGCTTCCGCCGCCGAGGTTGTGAGCTTTAGTCTTGTGTCGCATTGCAGGGCTCCTTGTTAACGTGCAAGAAGTATAGCTCTGTTTTGTCCGTGTGTACAGCTACGAGCTGGCCCATCCGCGTAACGTACTCGATGTCGTACTTTGTGTCGCATTCCAGCAACGGAATGCTCTCGCCTTCGTCGTCCCAGACGCACCACTGCGTGTAGATGTGGCCTCTGCTACCACCTCCCCCGTGAGCGAGTCCGTCAGGGTCTGTGATTGTGTAGCCGACGTGCAGACCCTTGATAGGGCCTCGAATCAGCGTGTCATACATCGCAGGAGTGATGGAGACCTTCATTTTGCAGGGCTCCAGTCTTCCAAGACGGTCATCACATGGTCCGTGACCTTGCCGTCTGTCACTGTGTACTCCACTTTGCTGATGATCCCCGTGTAATTCCCATCCCTGTGGGCTTGTGCTTCTCGCAAGCTGTGGTGGACAGTGAGGCTATCTCCCTTGTCGCTTGCGTGAGCGACGAAATACCGCGTCACTGTGCGAACTTCGGGCACGTTCTCCACTTCAGGGCTGTCGCTGTTGTAGGTGTAGCCTGACTCGTCTAAGAACATCACGGTTTCTGCCATGAGAGGGCTAGGCGGCGTTACTTTGACGATTCGAGGCCAGGAACTGCCCCGGAGTGAGCCAACAACCGTTGCTGAACCCCCTCGGCGGGTGAGCTTGAGCGGCTTCGTCCAGTCAATCATGTCGGCTCCTTCTCAGAGTTGAGAAAATCGTTGCGCATTTCGGTCTCGAAAGCATGCTTCAAGTTGAGATACATCTCCTCGCTCACGGGATTGGACTGGATGCCCGACAGCTCGCGAATGCGCAGGTAGTTGGCATAGTCGAAGTCGCGTGACCATGCGTCGCACTCTATGGTGCTCCAGATGCTGGGCGGGAATCGGTAGCTAGCAGAAAGGCTCATAGCGTCCAGTCTCCTTTCTCTTCCATGTGGGGCTTGTGATGGTCATAGGAGACAATCTGGCGAGTGTCCATGATGGCCTTGATCTTCTCGAAAGACATCGGACCTTCGAACCCATCAGCATCGACGCCGACATCCAAGACCTTTCCAGGCATCATCCCAGGCCACAGCAAGCTCCCGTGGCAACGCAGAGCGATGCGGAGGATGTCCCCATGCCCGATGCTGTAGCCCTTCTGCTGATACTTGGATACACGCAGGAGCGAGACGAACGGAAAGCGTGTGCCCTCGTGGAAAGACAGGTGACGTTGGGCGACGTGCTTCAGGAACTTGTCATGGAAGACAAAATCCTTGGCGTCAATGTCGTATGCGCCCATGCAGCACGTGAAGTCGAAGGCATCGAACACAGCCGCAGCCGTGTCAAAGTATTCGAAGTACACAAGCTGAATCACCATATCATCCTGTGCGAACGTCACTGACCGATCAGTTGCACTGACAGCCCACCATCCATTTTCGTAGGCTTGCTCGATTGCTTCGTAGAAAGCTTGCTCAGACTTGAAGTAGTAGTCCACATCGTTGATCGGTACATTGGAGAAGGCACTCGTAAGTGCCCCTCCCGCAATGAACGAACCCCGGGGTGTGAACCCTCCACCAGCCCCGCGAATCTTTCCGAGTTCGCGGGCGTGCTTCACTTCACTACCAGAGTGTCGATGTACTGAACCAGACCCAGGGAAGCTGCCTTCCCGGCTTCCTTGTCTCCCGACATCAGAGCCAACGTGAGTTGGATGGAGAAGAGAGTGATTTGCACCTTGAGTGCTTGGGCTTGTGCTTCGGTCATTCGAACAGGAACCAGCGCTTTCCGCCTTCCAGAGCCATGCCCGGGAAGTCCTTGATGTCCTGTACATAGCGACGGGGGCGAGTCTGACCTGCAACTCGGGCCTGCTCTCGCGTGTCGTACACACCAAAGACCTTCTTGCCATTGACATAGCTCAGGTCGATCACCTTCTTCGCAACCGGAATCGGCGAAGGCGTCGGCTTGTTCGTCGGAGCCACAGGCAGGCCTTGCAGCACAGCAGGAGCGGCAGCCACGTTGGCCTGACCAGCGTACTTGTCGAAGTCGGCTTGCGTCATCGGACGGCCTTGCTCAGCCCAGTAGAGCACCAGCGAGCCTTCAACCAGCTTGCGGTTCCAGCTTTCGCTCTGGATGTAGATTTCGTACTGACCGTGGTCGCCCGGGTGCAGACGTGCGTTGTTCACCGTGTCCAGGCCGATCATCTTGCGGGCATCGTTGCCAGCGTAGACCTTGCCCGTGCTCTTCTCACGAATGAGAATCAGCTTGGTCGGCGAAACACGCGATTCCGTCTTCGTGAGCTGGTAGAACGCAGCACCGAGCAGGTATTCCATTCGCTTGGTCAGGATGAAGTCACGGATCAGGATGCCCATCTGGCCCTGGCCGACTTGGTAGACGCTCACCTTGGGCGAGATGTCCACCAGCTTCGACGTGTCAACAGCCGCAGCTTGTGCGTAGAACGTGTTTGACGACTTGGCACCAGCAGAGCGGGCCGTGTAGAACTGCGTCACAGCCGCTTGGGTCTGCACAGTCGAGACCTTCATGCCTTCGGTCGTGGTGTCCCACTCTTGGATGTTCTCCGAAGGAACGCCCAGGTCATCCACTTGGCGACGTGCACCACGCGGGACACGGAACACGAACGTCCAGCGTCCAGTGCGTGCCAGCTCAGCGATCTTGGCCTTGACTTGCGGCTTGTAGGTGGAAGCGTCGTCGTAGTTGGCTTCACCGTCCGTCGTCGTGAAGATGACGAAGGAGACTTCTTCCTTGTTCAGGTCAGGAGCCGTCTCGTGGAGCTTGATGAGGTCGAGCAGGCCTTGGTACAGCGGAGTGCCACCAGAAGCGTTCCATCGGGCGATGGGCTTCAGCACGTGCGGATTGCTGAACGTGACTTCGCGAGTGGAGCCCCGTCCACCGATGTCCACGACAGAGACGATGGTGTCCTGCATTTCCGTGGTTGCAGCCTTGACGATAGCGCCAGAGATGGCGTTGTAGTCGGCAGCAGCAGCGATGGCGAGTTGCCCGCCCATCGAGCCCGAGTGGTCGTTGACAAATCCGATATAGTTCTTCATGTTTCTCCTTGCTTACTGAACCCAAAGATATTTTTCGATGCCATCACCGAGGGTCCGGTCAATGATGGTCGAGATGATTTCCCAGTCGCCGCCACCGAGGCCGGCTCCCAAGAGAGGAAAGTTGACAGGGACGCCATAGCTGACAGCGTAGGCTCTAACACCTTGGAAGGCTGTAGCTACTGCGTCGTAACTGACATAGCGAACGCGAGGCTCCCGCCCATAGAACTCCTGAGTCATCGCATTGATGACATGCACGCCGGCATCCACATCTGCTACAAACTGAGTCTCTCCAAGAAACAAACCCCCTGATGCCCACTCCTGCTTGTAGTGTTCATAGACCTGGGGCCACTTGGTCTTCACAGCTAAGGCAACGCCAGAGCCCATTACACCTCGGCAATTGCAGCCGTGCACAATGATGCCCTTGGCATCAAGTAGGCTACCTTGCCTCTTGATGATCGTCATTCCTTACGTCCTTTCAAAGATTCACTTATCTTGCGCCGATGATCCTCAGATTTTGGAACGCCTCTTGTGGATGCACCGTCGTAACGACCCTCTGCTCTGAGCTGCCTGATTCTCGCAGCATGCTTGAGTTTGCGCTCTGGAGTCCAAGCCTTCGTAGAGTTTTCACTCTTCTTTTGACGATGCTCAGGCGTCTGAGCCGCAAGCTGTCCAGCCCTCACTCTGGCTGATTTCACAGGGTCTGCCCACATAGCTTTTGAGGAAGCAGCCACTGCTGCTCTCTGCTCTTCAGAAAAGATAAAGCCCGGCGCGAGTCCACCTACAACTTGTTCTTCCATCAGATTCGCCCAAGCGGGCGACTCAACTATCTGGTGTACTTTGGAAAACAGACTTGCGTACTCTGAACAAAACTTCTCATCTTCAGATGATAACACAACAAACGTGTCAACATCTTTGCCGTGAACTTTTAAGTGGCGCAGCCAATACTTCCCTGACCCAGAATACTTGAGAGGGTCTTTGGTTGTCTTACCGAAGTACATCAAGCCCGTTTTTCGATGAGTCTTGACATACAGGTGAATCAACCTTTTTGCTCCAAATAACTGTTAGAGATACATTTGACGGAGAAAGGCGTCGTGTTGCTCTTGTAGACCTGACCCTCACGCTTCACGCCAGGGTTCATGCCAGGGCCTTCAGCGGCTGCCAGCATCTTGTCCATGATGGAACGGCCATCAGCCGGCTCACCTTCTTGCCATAGCTTGAAGTTGAGGCTTGCTGTCGGCACATAGTCCAGGCCCGCAGCAGCGGTGTAGGCACGTGCCATGTACGGAAGAGCGTACTGCTGATCGTCGATCTTGTACACGTCATAGACGTACCACTCAGGCTTCTCCACCTTCTCGTAGTTGCCCTGGATGGTCGGTGCAATCAGCTCACCTTGGAATGCCAGAGAGCCTTCGTTGAGGCACAGCGCCTCGATCTTGGCAATCACGTCATGGTCGCGGACGTACTGAGCGAAGTGCGTGTTGCCATCGAGGTCGAGTTCGATGTTGCGGCTGCACACACCGAAGATAGCCAGAGGCGTGATGGCAGGCTTGCCAAAGGCACGGCCAAACCAATACTTCGCGGCTTGCCACAGCGTCAGCTTCTTCAGGTAGGCGGCTTCGTACTGCGCTGCACGCTTCTTAAACGCTTCAGCGAAGTGCGGACTGTCGTGACGCAGAGCATACACGGTCATGGAAGAGCCGTCAAGCTTTGTCGAGACTTCGAACGACTCGCCGCTTGCTGCTGCACGCTCGATTTGAGGCACAGCGTTTTGCACACGCTCTTGGTCAGTCTTCTGGATGAAGAACGGCCACTGGCTTGTGCGGCTTCGCTGATCGGCAGGGCCACCATTGGCAGCACGTTCCTCGGGCGGCTCGTATTTCTCAACATTGAGAAGTTCCGACACGTCATCGCCTTCGGTGAGCACACGCAGGCCCAGTACGGACTTGGACAGCTCAGGGAACGCACTGATGGGCAGGATCAGGCCTTGGCTCAGTTGCTTGCGAAGGCGGATCGTCTTCAGACGGATACGCATGACGCCATCACGTTCCTTGGCATCCTTTGCCAGGAATTCGAACGCGGGGTGTGCACCCGGCAGGAACGAGTCGATTTCGAAGTAGACGCCCAGGTCTCCAACGCTGAATTCGCCCTTCTTGACGACAACGTTCCAGCCCCCGATTTGGGCCACTTCGATTTTGTCCGCGCCCGGGATGGGCAGCAGAGAGGCGATTGCCTGGATGCTTGCGAGTTTACGCACGTTTCTTCTCCTTCTTGGTCAGTTGTAGCACAGGGATGCCGATCGACGTTACGTCAGCTTCGATTTCGAATACATCACCCTGTGCTGTCTTGATGGTGACGACGTTGCAAGCGCGATTGTTCACGCTCACGATGTGTGCGTCCTTGAGCTTCTGGAAGCCAGGAGCCCCTTTTATTTGACGTGGCATTGTTCCTCCTAAGCCCAGTCGGGCGGGTAGTCGTATGGATCATCGTTGGCCGACATAGGCGCAAAGACGCCGCAGCCATCAACGAGAAAAGCCACGTAGTCTAGCACACCCGCGAACGGAATGTCTAGGGCTCTCAGGTGCAAAGAGCGTAGTCTGTGGATGGAGGGTTCGTCGTCATTCATCCGACACGCACCACGTCAACCACATCTGGCAGCAACCGCGCCTGTCCTGCACGCTGACCCACGAGGAACTTGTAGAACACGCTCCTGCCGACAACCAGCCGCTTCCCAGAGGCGAGGTCTTCTACGAAGTCATTGGCGTGAATGATGTCGTCCTCACGGAGCGATTGCCACGAGGGCAGAGCACAACCTTCAGGTTGGAACTTTTCGAACATCTTTCTTCTCCTTCGGAAATTGAATTACAGCATCGGGCCAGAGCACTTTGATTGCCGTGTAAACCTGCTCGAACTTCTCAGGGCTTGGAAAGCTGTAAGTGTACTCCAGAATCTTCTCATTGTTGAGAAAAATCTCAACCGTCTGGGGCGGGTTCGTGTTTGGCCCCATGCTCACTCCGCAGGGACGTACTTGAAGACGTAGTAGCTGAGACGAACGAGGCCAGTCTCCTTGTCAGCGAAGCCGATGCTGCCCTGGCTGCCAAGATAGGTGCTCAACGTCCAACCTTCTTCGGCACAGTTGGCAAGCAACCACTGGGCGTACTCATTCCGGGCCGAAGGGTAGCCTAGGTTGGGAGCATGGGCTGTGCGGTTCTCTCGCACGCACTTCATGCCAACGTACTCCAGGCCACGGACAGTAGCCTTCAGATCGACGCTCCCACGAGATGCAATCAGCGCTCCGAATTGCTCCAAGCCCATGCGGATTTCCATGAACTGTATGCCGGATGTCTTGTCTTCGAATTCAATGCGGACAGACTCGCTGTCACGGCCTCCCATTGCATGCCCGATATGCACGCTGATGTCCAACTCCTTGCCCATGTCACCTCCAAATTCAAGATGCCGGCAGAACGCCAGCGATGACGAACTGTACCACAAAAGAAAAAGCCCACCCTCCCGGGTGGGCCAGCTTCACTCACTCATGAGCAAAGTGTAGCGATTTTGCAACCGCGTGCGAAATTCTTCAGCACCAAACCAATAGTCCTTGCCGTTGAGCATGGCTTCGATTTCGTCGTCGGACAGGAAGCCTCTGTAGGCAGAGCGCATCAGTCCGTCCATGTGACCCTTGGTGTATGCCGCAGCACTCACCCAGTCACTGTACTTGCTTCCAAAGCCTACGGCTCCATTGTGCACCAGTGCGTTGAACCCGTCGCTGAATGCTACCTGCTCGGGATGAGCACGCATCAGGATCAGTGTACCAGCGCTGTGCACACCTCCAGAGGCGATGTAGACCACGCGGGCCTCTGTGGCTTCCAGAGCTTGCAAGAACGTGTCAGTCGCGTCGATGTCGCCTCCCGGCGTGCTGATGTTGACGAGGAAGGTATCGTCTTCTCCTGCGACTTGCAGTGCCTCAATGGCGGGGATGAACTGCTCTGCGTCCTTGATGACTCCGAAGATGAAGAGGTTGTAGACCGTCTCTTCTTCCGTCACCATGCGAGACACGTGGAACGGCTCAGTGTCTTTCTCGAATTCATCGGCGTCGCTACTACGCGGTCGTACTCGTTTGAACATAGCGGCTCCTTAGGTGTTGTGAAAATACATCTTGACAAAGGCCCGGGTCATGCCACTACGCAGCACGTCTTCGGGCAGGAATCGGACAGCACCAATGCCGTCGTCCAGGGCGTCCATGTCTTCATGGTTCATGTACTCGGGGTGCCCTTGCAAGGTCTTGTCAATCAACTTGAGTGTTGTTTCCAAGCCACTGTCACCCTTCAAGTCGTGCTGCTTTGTGTCGCCAGTGAAGATGATTTGGCAGTTGTCGCCCAGGCGGGTCAACATCATTTCCATTTCTTCTGCTGTGAAGTTCTGCACCTCTTCGGCGATGACAAGGCAGTTCTCGAACGACATGCCACGCAAGTATTCAACGGGCTTCAGTTCGATGTCCTTGGCCTTCAGGGCATGATCCAGAGGGCCAGGGCCTAGGAACTTGCTCAAGTGGGCAATCGTCTGTGCGAAGTAGGGTGCCAGCTTCTCTTCAATCTCTCCTGGCAGCAGACCGATGGACTTGCCGACAGAGACAGCGGGTCGCACAAGGTAGACCTTGCGGATGGCCTTGGAGCTGAACTGTGTGGCTGCACGGTAGGCTGCAAGCAGGGACTTGCCGGTGCCAGCACTGCCAGTGAGGAAGACAACAGGGCGACCCTCTTGCAGGTAGCCTAGCGCTTCACGCTGACGGGAATTCTTGGGTTCAAGCCGAGGTACAGGCTTGGGAATGATGCGAGGCGTAGGGATTTCCATCGCTTGCATCTGACGTTCACGCCGCGTCAGGCGTTTCGTATGCTTCATGTACCTCCTAAAACTTCTCAGTAGCCCTTGGGCTCTACTTCGCCGCGCAGTAGCACAGGCACATGCTGAAGTTCAGCCTGACGCTTGCGTCCCCATTGTGCGAAGATAAAGTGCTGAAGACTGGCACCCTCACTAGGCACTTCGCCAGTGGAGAAAGCACCCACCAAGCCCTTGTAGTAGTCGAGCTGGGTCTGGGTCTCGCGCAGTTGCTGCTTCAGCGCAGCGAAGCTGGTCTTGCTCACACTGGAGCGTCTTCTTTGGCAGGGGTCTCTTCTGCCGGGGCTTCTGCAGGCTTCTCTGCCTTCAGCTTCTTTGCTGAGCGGGCATTCGCTAGAATGTCTGCACGCGTAGGCGTCTTGTCGATCAAACTCTCATCTTTGAGAAGATGGACTTCGTAGAGGTAGCCGTACACGTCGCCAGGGAAGCTTGGATCAACCTCCCAGCCGTCCTTCAGTGCTTCAGCGAATTGTCCGAGGAAAACACTCAGGTTTGCGTCGATGACGATTTTTTGTGCCAGAATAGGCTTCGTTTCTTCTGTCAAGTTCAGTCCTTTGGTGGGAAGTTGTCGGTCAGGTCTGGAGTCACCAGCTCTTCATCCTGAGTCTCTAGGTCAAGTCGTCGAATGACTTCGGCGAGGTCTGGAACGGCTTCGTCAGGCCACTCTACAGCCTCGTCAGAATTTCGGGGCATGTTGCCTCCCTTTATAGATGTACAATATATAAATACTGTATATGATATGTCTATGCTTGACTGACTCGCTTCGCTCATCAGTCAAGAACACTAAAGAAATACACTAAGTAGAACACTATAGTGTACACTATAGACTACTCTATATATTATCAATAGTGTAGCACGAGACTCCCCTCCTTGTCAAGAGGGCTGGGCAGCCCGAGTCTCAATTCGGAGAATTTGGCTTCCTTGGGAGGTGCAAAGACGAGCGAAGCGAGGAGGCTAGGGCAGGCCTGCCCTGTAAGGTAGTTGACAGGAAAAATATTTGTGCTACAATGCCGTCTTTGAGGACTGGAGACTGAGTGAGCGAATCAAACGGTGCCCCTCAGGTAGTAGAAGTCCAAAGCTTCCTGTCAACGGGCATCGACCTGAAGCGTTTGCTTCGGGATGTAGCTAAGCAATCCCGTCCAGCAGTAGAGGCCTTGGTAGAACTCCTGAAGAGCCAAGACGAAAAAATTAAGCTGGCAGCTGCAAAAGCTCTGCTAGAATTGAACATCAACGTCGCGACGGCCATCAACGATGACGCCCTTAAGCGATTGATTGCAGAGACGAAGATCGGCAACGGGCCGAAGCGTCTCATGGATGTAGACTCGGATGGTCCGTTGGTAAATTTCCACGAGATTCGAGAAGTGTGATGAGCTGGGCTACAATAGGCAGTAAGCGCCAGGGCCTTGTAGGGATAGGAGCAGCAATTGCTTTCTTTACTTCCCAGGGTCATTTGGTGAACATGCCCTTGAATGACTCCCAAGACTATGATATGATCGTGGATGACGGAGCAAACCTGAAGAAAGTTCAGGTCAAGACGACTAGATGCAAGCAACCGAACGGAAATTTTGCAGTTTCCTTGAAAAGTTCGGGAGGGACAAAGGGCACAGTCTATGGACGAGTAGGAGAGGGCAACGCTGATCTTCTTTTTGTTCATACAGAGGCTGGTGACAACTACGTTTTGCCTGTAGAATACGTCAGAAATCATAGAGGACAGCTTGTACTAGGATCATTGGTGTCCCAGTTCAAGGTCTAAAATTTGGGCGTCTTGGGGATATGGTGTGTGCCCCAACCGGCTGTAACCCGGTTCCCACGTGGTAAACATTCTTGGTTCGAATCCAAGGGCGCCCACCAAATTTGAAGGAGAGAAGATGTTTGGACTTGGAAGTTTGCTTGGCGATGTAGCCAAGGCTGCTGTTGCTGTCGTTACGGTGCCTGTCGCTCTGGTGACTGACACGGCAGAGGTCGTTGGCCTGAAGAACGACAGTGGCAAGAGCCACACGGGCAATGCGCTAGGCGCTGTGGTGCAAAATCTCGAAAACGCAATCGACCCTCGCAAATGAAGAATTTCTGTGCTACACTAGCGATTCTTGTTTCAGCTGTTGTTTATGTTGTGGCTGAGAGCATCGAAGGTGCGATTGAAACCTTATTCGATTAAGTCTTGACAAAGAAATAAAACGTGCTATAATGCGCGTCTTGCCCCTGTAGCATGAAGGTCGTGCAGCTGCCTTGTAAGCATCAGGCCCGTGTTCGATTCACGGTGGGGGCACCAAACGATTCGTCTAGGCATGGTAGTCTGCGCAAACTGCCAACATTGGTGATGCAGGTTCAATTCCTGCCGGGCGAGCCTTGCGCAAGTGGAGGGAATTGGTATACCCTGCTGACTCAAAATCAGTTGTCTGTCAGTTCGAGTCTGACCTTGCGCACCATGTGTTTTTAGACCCGCCAGGAGAAGAGCCTGCCAGCTCACACTCCACGAATGGCAGTTCGTGTTATTCTTGCCCAGAAAGCTTACAAAGGATAGATGGCGGGTCTAAGAGCATATTCCGTCGTTAGCTCAATGGACTCAGAGCAACCCCGTTCTAAGGGGCCGGTTAGGGGTTCGAGTCCCTTACGACGGACCAAGAGTTCTTTGGTGTGGCTTTCAGCTAGTGGTCAAGCTCCGGGATTGTGATTCCCGTAACATGGGTTCAAATCCCATAGGCCACCCCAAAGAATTTTCTTATCAGCAATGAGAAAGTGTAGTACAATGCTTCCAAGCACAAGGTGTGTCGCAGGCCTTCCAAGCCTCGCAGAGTAGGGTTCGATTCCCTCTGGACGCTCCAGTCAATGCCGGACGACTCTCGCCTAGTCCGCGAGCCGGCTCCAAAATTGTCGTGCAGACCTGAAAAGCTGTGCTACAATACAGTCTACGACAGAATTTAGAGTGCTTCAAGCAAACTCCTACTATTGCAAGCCATTATTCTTTTGCGAGAAAAGAGCACTCTGTTGAACTTGGGATGTTTTCAGCAAACACAACATTTTGAAAACTTTTGGTAGCCTTCAAAAGCAAACATCATCCCGTTGACCTCTCAGAACTTAGACCTGCAAGAAAACTTGCAACCGCCCGACTGCTAGGGCTCGCGCTGGATACTGGTGCATTGCAAGCATAAGCAGCTTGCAGGTCTAAGTCTTGAGTGACTTACAAAATTTAGGATCGTTACAGCAACCAATATACACTTCACTTGTAATGAAACCTGTAAAAAGGCGATCCTGCTGAATCTAGACTGAGTGCAGCAACACTCTTAAATGGAAAAACTTTTCACTACAAATGAAAACTAGACGGTTCAAATCCGTCAAAAAGAACCTCAGTCTGTTGAATTTAGATTCGTTTCTGCAACCACATACGATAACGCCTTTTAAGCGAGTGGCATGGGTTCGAGTCCCATCTGCCGGGGTATAGTTAACTACTCCCTAGCGGTAGCTTAGCTGGTAGAGCACTTAGGTCGAAAGACCAATCAAACCAACGAATCTGTTGAATTTAGGCTCCATGCTGCAAACAAACGCATTGGAAAAGCCGCCATACGTAGGTTCGATCCCTACCCCTCCGACTAAGAGCATGTTGTGTTTTTAGACGGAGGGTAGCCAAGAGGTAAGGCAGCGGCACGCAAAAGAGCGGAGCCTGTTGAAAATTAGGTTGATTTCTGCATACACAAAAATCTTCTGAACTAGGAGCGGTATCCGAGAGGGGCCGCACTCAACCTGTTAACTAACATCAAGGAGAAACTGATGTCCACGTTCGCACAAGCCGTCGCCCGTCACAACAATGTGACCCATACCGAAAACGGTATGCCGGCTCTCAAATCTTCACTCAACGCTTGCGTTGACCTGTTCTTCTCTGCTGGCGCAAGCCGTGGCAAGGACATCACTGTTCCGTTCTTCACGGCTCTGGCCGAAGATCGCGACACTGCTCTGCGTCTGCTGCTCTGGCTGCGTGACGTTCGCGGTGGTGCGGGTGAGCGTCAACTGTTCCGAGACCTTCTCGTGCAGTTGGAAGCCAAGGACGAGGCAGCTCTGCTGGACATCTTCCACCTGATTCCTGAGATGGGTCGCTGGGATGACCTGTTCGTCTTTAAGACGAAGGTCTGGCAAGATGCCGCATTCCAGTTCGTGGGCGAAGCTCTGATGGACGGCAACGGTCTGGCTGCCAAGTGGACTCCTCGCAAGGGTGATGTCGCTGTGGCCTTCCGCAAGTTCCTGGGCTGGTCTCCGAAGTTCTACCGCAAGTCGCTTGTTGAGCTGTCCAACACTGTTGAGCAGAAGATGTGCGCTGGTCAGTGGGACGCAATCGAATTCGGCAAGCTGCCGTCGCTGGCTTCGGCCCGCTACCAGAAGGCTTTCCTGAAGCGTGCTCCTGAAGCCTACACTGCCTACAAGGCGGCCCTTGTGAAGGGTGAGGCGAAGATCAACGCTGCGGGTGTATATCCGTATGACATTCTGAAGAGCACTCGCTTCGGCGATGAAACTGTGGCGGAAGCCCAGTGGAAGGCTCTCCCGAACTGGTTGACCGAAGGCACGGGAATCCTCCCGATGATTGACGTGTCGGGCTCTATGGGTGTTCCTGCGGGTGGCTCTGGCGTTCTGTCTTGCATGGACGTGGCAATCTCCCTGGGCGTGTACATTGCTGACAAGCAGCAAGGTCCGTTCCACGGTGCATGGCTTTCGTTCAGCTCGCGTCCGACGCTGGGTTTCCTGAATGATGCTTGGTCATTGAAGCAGAAGTTCAATGCGACGCAGCAAGGAGCTGGTTACACGACCAACATCCAAGGTGCGTTCAGTGAAGTTATGACGGTTGCAAAGCGCAACAGTGTTGCACCGACAGACATGCCGAAGTACATTGTCGTGTTGAGCGATATGCAGTTCGATGACGGACAAGTTGATGGCAACAGCACTGGCGCTTTCGCAATGGCAAAGTCCATGTACGAAGCTGCTGGCTACGAGCTGCCTACGCTGGTCTTCTGGAACCTGAATGATCGTGGGAACAACACTCCGGTGGAGTTCAACGAGATGGGCGTCGCGATGGTCTCTGGCTTCAGCCCGAGCATCATGCAAAGCGTTCTGGGTGCCAAGCATGTCAGCCCTGTGGACATCATGAACGAGACCTTGCAGAAGGATCGTTACGATTACACGCAACGTTCTCAGTAATGAGATTGCCGAATGGCTGAGGTTAGGCGAGTGACGGAAGTCCAGCGCTGCTGATCCTAGTAGGCATGAAAGCCCGATGACGGTAGGGCTCTAGAAATTCCGTCTGCATTGACCAGGGCCTGTAAGTATAGAGGTCTGGAAGTTTCACCGGGAACTGGGCGGCACATAGCGCTCTCTGTGTCTGAAGGTTGAACGTGGTAGCCCGTCGAACGGCAAAACCCGGGTACGGGCTCTGGTCAATGTGAGGGAGGTTGGGATGAAAGATAACAGTTTGAAGTACAGGCGACTAGGATACAGTTCCAAGAACGACTGGAACCGTTGGCAACGTCGCTTCCGAAGAGATATGAAGAAACTGGGGTGTGCCGAACAGGGTTCAAACGGGACTTGAAATCCCGGGCGTTGCGAGAGCGGCGATGGTTCGATTCCTTCACGCCCCGCCATTGTTCTTTTATCAGCATACTGACGTGGAGGCCTCTGCGGTCTTGCGAGCGTGTCTTAGGAGGCGGGTTCGATTCCCGTAAGGTTAAACTCCGAAATGCTAGTTGACATTGCAGCTTGTTTGCGGTATCCTGATAAAAGAATAAGGAAGCATGGCAGAGCGGCTTAATGCTCTGGGTTGCTAACTCAGCGAGTCGGCAACGGCTCCGTAGGTTCGAATCCTACTGCTTCCGCCAAATAACACGTATAGCCGATAAACTCAAGATATCGGTTATACAAGATTTCAGTTCCGAGTAAATCGATTGAAGCAGATACTTGGCTTTGACCCAAGGTGAGTAGGTTTGATTCCTACACTCGGTGCCAGGAGAAAATGAAAAAGCATTGTAGAGGGTGTGGAGAAGACAAGTCCGTAGAAGATTTCAACAGGAACAAGGCCAAGACGGACGGTTTGCAAACTCAATGTAGAGATTGTATGCACGACTTGAACAAGTCTCACTACCACAAGAGTCCAGAGCGAAGGGCCAAGCTCAGAATGAACGGCAAACTTCTCAGAGTTAAGAATGCAAAATTCTTGGCCAGATACAAGAGATTTTATGGTTGCCGTTTGTGCAGGGAGCGTGAGCCAGTTGTGCTAGACTTGCATCACATAGACCCGGCAGTAAAAGATACAGAAGTTTCTAAATTACTTCATAGTAGTGATAGAATGAAAGAAGAGCTTCGCAAATGTGCGGTCCTGTGCGCCAATTGCCACAGGAAGTTTCATGCAGGCCTAGTCGAATTGGGATTGTAGCTCACGGGTAGAGCAGGCGGCTCTTAACCGTCAGGCGAGAGTTCAAGCCTCTCCGGTCCCACCAAATGCCGCGTGGTCGAAAGGTCAGGCGACGGATTGCAAATCCGTGACGAAAGTCAATGCAGGTTCAACTCCTGTCGCAGTGTCCAGATTTGGGGTGTTATACTCCATAACGCTCCACAAGTAGTATAACGAGTTGTCCAAACAATCCCACGAACGAGTCCATAGGAATGGCACTAGCCGTGAAAAGCTAGGAGCAGGTAGATCGCTGCTTACAGGTTCGAGTCCTGTGTTTGGGGGCCAAAATTCGGGTTGTTAGATCAGCGGTAGATCACCTCCTTTACACGGAGAACGTCGGCGGTTCGATCCCGTCACAACCCACCAGAAAAAGCGGTGGTGCAGTCTCGTGCCGCTGACCTTAGATTGAGCCCTAACGGCAGTCTCTGAAAGGCTTGTAGATATGCAAGCAAACCAGGGTCAAACGAGATGCCGGTGACTCTAAGGTCCGTCCTCGCTCTCATAGGACGTAAATCAGAGAGTCCAAACAAATGCGAGTTGGCGCAATAGGTAGCGCAGCGGGCTCATAACCCGAAGGTTCCCGGTTCGAGTCCGGGGCTCGCAACCATCAATGGGGTGTGAGTCATTCTCACGCTTACTCTGAGGGGACATGCTTGCACATTGTGCGAAGCTGCAAGATAGCGTAATGTGGGTTGCATGTTGAGTAGGAGTAAGTAGCTGCCCCGCCCAATTCGGTGCACGAAGAAATCATCTCCAGGGAGTCGCCCGGTAACATAGCTGGATCAAAAGGTGGGAGTTAGAAGTCCTCAAGACGGGTTCAAAATTTAATGCGGGGTAGCTCAGTCGGTAGAGCAGGAGGCTCATAACCTCAAGGTCAGGCGTTCGATTCGCCTCCCCGCAACCAACAAGCCCGTCGTAGCTCAATAGCGTAGAGCACTCGGCTTTTACCCGAGGGGTTGAAAGTTCGAGTCTTTCTGGCGGGACCATTGACAAATGACGTATTGTAAAGTACAATTACAACATAAGGTGAGTTAGCTCAGTTGGTAGAGCACGGGATTGTCTATCCCACGGTCAGGAGTTCAATCCTCCTACTCATCGCCATTCCCGGGTAGCTTAGCGATCCAAAGCACTCGACTGATAATCGAGAGACCGTTGGTTTGAATCCAACTCTGGGAACCAATCAACGGGCGAAGACATTGAAAAGCTGAGACGGCCATGTGCGTATCCAGCGTAAGATGTAGTTGTCCACCAATCATGTGGCTATCTGTCTAAAGGTTTAGGACGTTGGACTTTCAATCCAAAAATGTCGGGTTCGAGTCCCACTAGCCACACCATGAGTCTCTTCCACGCAAGAAAGTAAGTCGTGGAAGCTTGAGCCCGATTGCGCAGTCGGGAAACGCACGTAAGCTCTATCACGTCACGGTCGCTCTGTGACTGGCCTGGAGCTTAGGAAATCAACGTGCAGTAGCGAGCATCCGAAGCTTGCACCTAACAATTTGCCGGTAGCTCAGTTGGTAGAGCGCTTGACTGTTAATCAAGTGGTCGGGGGTTCGATCCCTCCCCGGTGAGCCAATAGACCTAAGTCTTCCGTAGAGAGCTTGGCAGGAACTGAAGCCTAACCAAGCGGTATCCCGGGTGCGGGCTTAGGTCTATTGGTTGGAGAAGTATGATTGAAGAGCGATTATGAGGCTTTGCAAGGCGCATTTTCGTGACATGATTCAGGCCATGTGACCGAACGGAGTACACCTGAACCTCGACGGCCAGTTGTCGGACTGGCCCGGTAGCTCTGAGTCGTGGAAACGCACACCAGATTCAATACTGGGCCAATTTAAACAAGGAGTTCTGTGCCGTCAAAAGACGTTGAAAAGCAACGCCGATGGCGTAGAGAGTGGTATGAGAGAAACAAAGACAGGCAGATACAGAGGCAGATGGCCCGGCGCAAAGAACTTGCGCAATGGCTCTGGCAACATAAAAGAACGTTGTCTTGCACTGACTGCGGAATGTCTTTTGCTGAACACCCCGAAAGGTGTGACTTTCATCATCTAGACCCTTCCGAAAAGGAAGACGTTGTTTCAATCGTTGCCTATTCCAGCAGGAAGGCTGCGTTGAGTGAGATAGCGAAGTGCGTGCCATTGTGTGCTTGTTGCCACAGGACTCGGCACAAAGATATGTACACTAATATGAACATCGGGCCAGTAGCTCAATTGGCAGAGTAATCGCCTCCAAAGCGAGAGGTTGTGGGTTCAACTCCTACCTGTCCCGCCAAACAACACGTCTTTAGCTCAATGGACAAGAGCGTCGCCCTACGAAGGCGCAGGTTGCAGGTTCGAGTCCTGTGAGACGTACCAACAAGTCCTTAGCTGCTATCTGCTCACCGTTTAAATGATACGGACAAGTAGGCACGACAGAAATCTAAGGCAACAATTTGGGGGCAGCAGAAGACTGCGGGATAGCTTTGCAAGCTTTCTGTCTACAAGGGCGCGATACCCTGGGCCTCCACCAACGTTTCTTATTCTATACATTCGCCTCTGTTTGTATAGAATAAGATACATGCATCTGTAGCTCAATTGGTAGAGCGCTGCCCTGAAGAGGCAGGCGTTGAAGGTTCGAGTCCTTCTGGGTGCACCAATCATCGCCCCGGTGGCTTATGTAAATTTGGTACAGCTACACGCCTCAGAAGCGTGGCTTTTGGGAGTTCGAGTCTCCCCTGGGGCACCAAACACAAACCGAGTGTAGCGCAGTCTGGTTAGCGCATCTGCTTTGGGAGCAGAGGGTCGCACGTTCGAATCGTGCCATTCGGACCATACAATTTAAATTTCGTGCCCGAAGCTTCCTCTCCTTGAATACGGCACAACTTGAAGCCCCGCCCGGATGAAAGTCTGGAGCGGGGTTATTTCATTGGAGATTACATGAAGGTTCGCCCACCAGCTCAGCCGGTGCTCAAGCGTCCCGTTTACGGACCTTGTAGCGAGAAACAAAGACTCATCCTCACGGATGATAGCACAGACATTCTGCTTTGCGGTGGAGGAGCCGGGGGTGGGAAGTCGCACACATGCCTGACTAAGGCATTGAAGTACATCAACGATCCAGCAGCTCGTGTGCTGATCGTCCGTCGCACTTACCCTATGCTGAAGATTTCAGGGGGATTGTGGGACGAATCGAAGAAGATTTACAAGCACTTCAAGGGCGTGCCCAAGGTGCAGCGCTTGACTTGGGAATTCCCCAACGGGGCGACGATTCAGTTCGCTGCTATCCCAGACAACCCGTCTGACTGGCAGGGTTTGCAGGCCTCCCACATTCTTGTGGACGAAGCCGCTGAATTCACTCAGGAAGAAATCCTCTTCTTGGTATCTCGTCTGCGTGCAGTTGAGTACGTCGGCCACTTGAACGTCACGATGACGTGCAACCCACACAGAGACTCGTTCCTGTATGACTGGGTTGAGTTCTCGTTGAATGAGCGTGGCATCCCTGTAGATGGCACAGAGAGCGTGATCCGCTACTTCGTCAACCTTGCCGGAACCATGTACTGGTCTTCCGAGTCGAAGGATGACCTCTGGGAGCGGTATGGCAAGCCTCAGGGCTATTGCCGGGAGCATGAAGACCCGACGAAGATCAACTTCATTCCGATGTCGTTCAGGTTCATTCCTTTGACGATCTTCGATAACCCGATTCTGATGAAGAATAACCCGGGCTATCTGGCGAACCTGCTGCAACAGCCTCGGGTGAACCAAGAGCGTTACTTGTATGGATCGTGGACAGCTCGTGCCGAAGGCTCAGGCTTCTTCCGTCGCGACTGGGTAGAAATCGTTGACAGGCCTCCCATTGAGACCTACAACCGGGTCCGCTCTTGGGACTTGGCAGCTTCCATTGTATCAGAAACCAACCCTGATCCCGACTATACAGCCGGTGTAAAGATGTCCAAGGGCTGTGACGGATACTACTATGTAGAGGATGTGCACCGCTTCCGATTGCTCCCTGATGGGGTTATCAAGGAAATCATTCAGACAGCTAGGCACGATGGCCTGGATGCGTGCAAGGTAACTATCCCCAAAGACCCTGGAGCTGGAGGCAAGACAGCCAACTCATTCCAGCTCAGGACTCTTGCAGAGAATGGCGTAGCCGCTTCTTCTGTGATTGTCAGTGGGCACAATGGGAAGATTTCTCGATTCCTGCCGTTCTGTACGCTAGCTGAATCTAGAAAGGTTCGAGTGGTGCGAGGGCCTTGGAATGAGGCATGGCTGACGGAGTTGGAATACTTCGAAGGCCTGCGAACTAACAAGGACGACCAAGTTGACGCGACAGCCGATGCCTTCAATACGTTGTGCAAGTCTATCGTGCTTCCTACCATCGTTATGCCGTCTCTTCAACAAAAAGCCCCAATTGCAACGATTGGCTCTTGACAATATGTCGTCTGTGTTGTATAATCACAGCTACGACCCTACTGGAGGATAATGAATGCCTGACAAGAAGCCGGCTCAAGCCGACTCGTCAGCTCTTCAACCAGACCCAGGCTCCGTCATTCCCCGCATGTCGCTAGGCGAGCAAGGTGTGCTCGGTCTAAAGACTGCGCACAAGCGAATTTTGGAGGAAGCGCAAGCTGCCTTCCGCTACCCAGGCTTCATCAACACTGTAGCAGAAATGCGCAACAACCCAACGGTTGGTGCTGCAATGAATGTCTACCGCATGATGATGTCTCGGGTCCAATGGAATGTTGAACCTCCAGAGGGGGGCTCAGACGTTGATATTGCACGTGCCAAGGTTATCGAGAGCATGATGTCTGACATGGAACACTCTTGGAGTGGTTTCATTGAGAGCGTCATCCCTTACCTTGAATACGGCTTTGCCATCAACGAGATTGTACTACGTCGTCGCCTCAAGCGCAACGGCTCAAAGTACAACGACGGACTCGTGGGCTTGAAGAAGCTCGCCCCTCGTAGCCAGGACACAATCAACGGTTGGATTTTCTCCGACGATGGTGCTGACCTGATTGCTATCGAGCAAAGTATTCGCAATGTTGAGAATCCCAATCGTTTTGCGAATCGAAAGAACATCAATGGGATGTTGGAAATTGATCGGGCTAAGTTCCTGCTCTTCAGCGCAAGCGCTACGAAGGGGAACCCCGAAGGCAATTCCATCTACAAGAACATTTACCTCGCGTTCAAGCAACTGACACTCCTGCAAAATCAGGAACTGCTCGGTATTGCCAAGGACGTTCAAGGTATCCTGAAGATCGGTATCCCGCCTCGATACCTAGACCCTACTGCTTCTGCGGAAGATAAGGCGACGCTGGCAGCATTCCAGCAGATCATCGACAACTACAACGCGGGAACTCAACGTGGCCTGCTGGTTCCGCTCATGTCGGACCCAGAGACTAAGGCTCCGCTGTTTGACTACAGCCTGTTGGAGTCCAAGGGACTCGCCAAGTATGACACAGAGGCTGTCATCAAGCGTCTCCAAGGTGACATCCTCTCAGCTCTGAGTGTTGACATCTTGAAGCTCGGTGCTGAAGGTGGCGGCTCGTTCTCCCTTGCGGAGAGCAAGAGCAGCGTCTTGGCCCTGGCTATCGACTACCGCCTACGCGAAATCGCCGAAGTCTTGAACTCACACCTCATGCGTACATTGTACGAGATGAACGGCTGGGACACAAGCAACATGGCGAAATTTTCTTACGCAGACATCGAAGAAGTCAGCCTCGAAGATTTCAGCAAGGCTATCCAACGTGTCTTCTCGACCAGTGCTATTGAAGTTGACCGTGGAGTTCTCAACCGTATCCGTAAGGTACTCGGAATGGAACCTAAGGGTGACGATGAGCCTGTGGACAAAGACAATCTTCCAGCCATTCTAACAGGTCAGGCAACTGGCGCTGGGGCAGGTATGGAAGTAGGAACTTCAGGTAGTGGCACTGCAAAGAAGCCACGTCCGAAGGACGCTTCAACAAGCAACAAGGAAAATTGATGCACCCACACAGCCTATTCAGGCTGTCGTCACGGGTTCACAACACGCCGCATCTCATCACTCCCGACGCTCTGACAGTCATCCTTGACTACCTCGAAGATCGGAACTCTTCGGAGTTTCATCTTGGAGTGTCAGAACGTGTACTAGCTTCCACTCAAGAAGACGACATCCCCAACTATTCAAATGGTGTGGGTGTTCTGTTGATTGATGGAAGCTTGACGTACAAGCCAGTCATGACAATGTGTGGAGAGGCCGGTACTAGCTACCAGTCACTCGTCGCTCGTACAGAGAGTTTCATCTCTGCTGGAGCACACACAATCGTTATGGAAGTCTCTTCGGGAGGAGGAGAAGCATCACACGTGTTTGAAGCTGCGAACGAAATTCGCACGCTCTGTGATGACAACAACATTCGATTGATCGGCTATGCCGACACGATGGCAGCCTCTGCGGCCTACGCTCTGCTGAGTGTATGCGACGTGATTGTTGCTAACCCTTCGGCTCAAGTAGGGTCGATTGGATGCGTAGTCGCATTGCTCGATACCTCAGCCGCGATGGACAAGGCGGGACTCAAGCGAATCTTCATCACCTCTGGTGAATCGAAGGTTCCGTTCGCTGCCGATGGCACGTTCAAGCAGTCTTTCCTCGACGACATACAAACCCGTGTAGATGCGCTGAACGAAGAGTTCACTGCTCACGTTAGCCAGTACACAGGTCTCGACGCCAAGACCATCAAGAGTTTTGAAGCCAAGGTGTTTGATGCCAAGACGGCACTCAGCAATGGCCTCATCAACTCTGTGATGACCACAAAGGAATTCGCGCAATACGTTGCGCACGTTACCAAGGAACCCAATGAAGTCTAACTCTGTGTTGGCTCGACTGGCTGCTTCATGGGGCATCAGCGCTGACGCTGCTCCCGTGGCTGCTGATGTCGCTGCCCTCCAAACTGAATTCGACGCCTTCCGCGCACAAGCGGCTGGCGAACTCGCAGAAGTACAAGGCGTCGTAGATGCACTTGCTACTGCTGTCAAGGAAGTAGAAGCAGAACGTGATGCTCTGACTGCAAAGCTCAGTGCTCTCGAAACTGCTAACGCTGATGTAGTTGCACAAGCTGCTGCTGCAAAGGTTAAGGCACGTGAAGACAAGCTGATTGCTCTGCTTGGAACTGAACGCGCAGCACCTGTAATTCAAGCGACCAATGGTCTGCCTGATGAAGGTTTCGAAGCTGTAGTGGCTGCAATGACTGCTGCCTCTGCTGCTGAATCTACGTCTCCTTTGTTTACTGAGGCTGGTGTCCAAGCAGAAGCTAAGGCTTCCGCAGCAGACGGCCCGTCGCTGGAAATGCAAATCCTCCGCAAGCAGTACGCCAAGAGCGCTGCCTAATCCACAAGGAATATAAATGCCTGTTTTCGCTACTGACACAACTCGCCTCTCGGCCGTAGTTAAGTCTGAATTTGAGCCCGCAAGTGGCTACTGCCGTGAATCCATTGTTATCAATGACGTTGCTGCGACCCTCAAGGTTGGCACTGTCCTTGGTAAGGTAACTGCCACTGGCAAGTACAAGGTTTCTCTCAGCGCTGCCGTTGACGGCTCGCAAACCCCCGCTGGCGTTTACATCGCTGACGTGATGGGTCAATCCGGTGACCTCGTGCTGGCTGCTGCCACTGACACGAAGGCGATCATCCTTGCTCGTGGCCCTGCCATCGTTGCAGATGCTGGTCTGACACTGGGAACTGGTATCACTGCTGCTGCTGCTAAGACAGCCCTGCAAGCTCTGGTGCCGCCTATCCTCGTTGAAGTCGCGGTTTAATTTTTAAGGAATAACTAGAAATGATTATCCGCTCATTTGCCAATGGCTTTGAAGTTCAAGACTGGACTGAAGAAGTTAACGTAGTTCCCAATCAGTGGGGCACTATCGGCCAGCTCGGCATCTTCCAAGAAGAGTCCGTTGCAGAACACTCGGTTGTGTTCGAAGAAATCACGAAGGACGGCGCCCTGTTGGTTGACCGTGTTCGTGGAGACCGTGGAACCCAAGGTAAGGACGCTAGCCGCAAGCTGCACAACTTCCTGATTCCTCACTTCCCACACGACGACTACATCTCGCCGCAAGACCTGCAAGGTAAGCGCGCCTACGGAAACGTATCGGCTGCTGAAACCCTGGCTGCTGTCCGTGCACGCAAGATGGAACGTATCCGTCAGAACCACGCCTGGACTCTGGAACGTGCTCGCGCACAAGCCATCGTTCTGGGAACTGTGTACGCTCCTAACGGAACCGTATCGCAAGACTGGTTCGCGGAATTCGGTATCACCCGCAAGACGGTTGACTTCGTTCTGGGCACTTCGACAACTGAAGTTGTTGCCAAGATTGAAGAAGGTCTGGCTCACATCCAAGACAACGCATTCGGAACGAACTACACCGACACTATCGTGCTGTGTTCGCCTGAATTCTTCGCGAAGCTGATTTCTCACGCTTCGGTGAAGACTGCGTATATGTACTACGCTCGTGCACAAGACCCGCTGGCTTCGCGCCTGGGTGGTGTGTCCACTCGTCACCGTGTGTTCGAATTCGGCGGAACAACCTTCCTCGAAATGCGTGACACTCTCGGTGGTACGCTCGGGGCTGGTACTGGTACTCGTCTGATCCCTGCCAACGAAGCCTACATGGTTGTTCGTGGTAGCGATGCATTCAAGACCTACTTCGGTCCTGCGAATCGTTTCGAATTCGTCAACACGCTCGGCGAACAAGTTTACTTGTTTGAGACTGCTGACCTCAAGGGAACGAAGATCGAGTTGGAAAGCGAAACGAACTTCGTGAACGCTCTGATGCGTCCTGCCCTGGCAGTGAAGTTCACCACTTCGAACTAATCACCTGAGCCCTCGGGCTTGGAACAAGCCCCTTCCCTCTCTATGGGAGGGGGCTTTATTCTTTTAGAGTATGGGTGAAATCGAAGCTGAAATGGAGCGTAAGAGGCAGGCTAGCAGATTGGCCTCCCAACGCTACTATGCCCGCAATAGAGATGCTGTAAAGACGAGAACACTTGCTTACGGTCAACGGCCTGAAGTCAAAGTACGTAGAAAAATTCTCAACAATGAGAACATCAACGTTGCGATTCGCAAGGCAGAGTGGCGAAAAGCTAACCCTCATAAGATGGCTGCGTACAAGCGCAGACGTAAGGGCGTGGAAGCTACGGCCACTCCCTCTTGGGCCGAAGATGAGTGGGAAAGCTTTACTATGGCGGAAATCTACAGTCTAGCCAAACTTCGAACAGAAGCTACAGGCTTCGACTGGCATGTAGACCATATCGTCCCTCTTGTTTCTAAGGTAGTTTGTGGACTCCACTGCTTTGCCAATCTACAAGTAATACCTGCAACAATGAATCTACGCAAAGGAAATAAGCATGCCACTTGACCCTACAACATCTCTAGGCAAAGTTCGGCTGAAAATCGGCGACTACAGCGACCTTCCTATCCTGCCTGACGCGGTTATCAACTCTGCTCTGACAGACAGCAATAACAACGTCAACAGGGCATCGTCTCTGTGCGCTCAGTACATCCTAGGTGCACTGACTGCCAAGACACACAAGCGACTGGCTCAGCTCGAAACTTGGTCTGGTGAGCAATTCACCAACTACGTCAAGTTCTTGCAGATGACTGTCTTGAATCCTCACCTCACAACCGTGGCTCCTATCCCGTATAGCGGCAGCGGAACTGAGGATCATCCGATTCAAGACTTCGTGAAGGACTGGAAGGATGGCTACCTGCCCGGCTCTGAGGTAATTCCGCCGCAAGATGGTGGAAGGGTGATTGAATATGCATTCACTTGAAGAAGCGGCCCGTGAGCTGATTTTGGAGTTCGGAGGTACTGGCACCTACACCAGCACTACTGAAGGCTCCTATGACGTTTCTACGGCCTCTGTGACCCGTGTAGAGCTGAACCAAACAGTCCCGATGGTGCTTGTTGACCTTACGCTGCAAAGCAACGGCATGAGCACGAAGTACGGAACTCAAGTTTTGGCTGGAGACAGGGAGGCTTATGTCATCCCTCCTCACAAGTACGGTGGACAGCAAGTCAGCATCACCCCCAACTCTGACCGAGTGACATTTGGTGGCGTGACGTACACGGTAGTGACTTTCAAGGATGCCAATCCCTCGGGAACGGATTCTTGGGTTTGGTACTTGTACCTGCGTCGCTGAGTGCCAGTATTGACAAACATACTCCTGCGTGCTATAATCTCGCAGGTTTGGAGATTGCGTGAAGTTCTCTGACTCACTCCGGGCGAACATCAAGAAAGCGCTCTGGCGAGTAAACGAAGCCTCGTACAAAGTCGCCAGAGCGTTGTTCGAGAGTGTAGTCAAGCTGACTCCCTCTCCATCACATCCCGGCCCACACGCCCACGGCATGTTGGCAAACCAGTGGTATCCAGACGAGAACGACTTCTCTGAAGAATTGGATAACCGGCTGAGCCCTACAGGGGCAGATAGCCTTGCTCGCATTCGAGCCATGAAGGGCTACGTCTTCAATCAGCGTGACGGCAAGCTGACACTCACCAACAACCTCTCATACGCCTACAGAGTGGAAGCTTTGGGCTGGCCTGTGGCTGATGGTTGGAGTGGACAGATTGGTCCGTATCGCATGGTTGCTCTCTCAATTCAACTGATTGCAGCAAGGTACAAATGAGCAATTCCATTGTACGAAATGCACTGGAGGCTCGACTGAAAGCTTGGGCTCTGGCTCAACCTACAGCGCCTGCAATCGCATTCGAAAATAGAGCTTTCCCAAAGCCTCAGATTTCGCCTACGGCACCTCTGTGGGTTGAGTGCAAGCTACTCCCGAATCAAGTATTTAGTCGGGACACGACGGCTCTCAAAGAGACGTTTATCGGGTTCTTCCAAGTGAACGTATGGGGTCCAGCCAACAACGGCATGGGTTCAACGGAGCAAATGGCGAACTCAATCAAGCAGGCATTCCCTGTGATCCCGAAGCTCGGTGGCGTGTCCATCGAACAACCTCCCAAGGTAGGCTCTCCACTGCAAGATAGCGGTTGGATTGTCGTACCAGTTCTCATCTCCTACCGCTACGAAAGCTAAGGAAACATGGCTGCTATTACACAAACAGTGGGTGTCAAGTTGGCATCTGCGCCGATCAACCTGACTCGCACAACCCTGACTGCATCTGACACTTTGGTGTACGGGGCTGGCGCAGGACAAGTTCTGCAACTCTACAACACAACTGCTTCCCCAGTTGTTGTCACTCTGACGGGCGATGCCCCGACTCCTCTGAATCCTGCGGGCTACGGTGGTGCTGTGACGACTACAGGTGGCAAGGCAGTGACTGTTCCTGCAAGCGGTTGGACAAACGTCTCGCTTGATGCAATTTCAGCATTCATCACTGGTGTGAACCCTGTCGCAGTGACAGGCGGAACTGGTGTTATTGCTGCCCTCTACAACTAAGCAAAGGATACATCATGACTGTGATGACCACAGCCGGCTCACAATTTAAGGTGACGGCATCTGCCCCTGCAACTTACGACGCAACGGGCTACAACGCCATCTACGGTGGCATGGGCCTCGTCGGTGAAGTAACTGACATGGGTGAAGTGGGACGTGAATACAACGTCGTGAACCACAACCCGATCAGCAATCGTCTGACGCAGAAGATCAAGGGCAGCTACAACGCAGGCTCCATCACTCTGCAATTCGGACGCGACTTCACGGACGCTGGTCAATCGACCCTGTTCACGGCTTCGCGCAGCGACTCTCCGTACAGCTTCGTTATCGTTCTCCAGAACGGCAAGCGCCTGTACTTCACCGGTCTCGTGACAAGCTTCAAGAACTCGGTCGGCTCTGTTGACCAAATCACTGCGGCTAGCTGCGTGATTGAACTCCAGACGGACGTTGTTGAAGTCTAATCTGACTTCTCAATTCTGAGAATAGAGGGAGAGGCATTGACCTCTCCCCACCCCATCTTACCACAACAGCACAAAGGAATACACAACATGGCATTCAATCTCAACAAGGCTCCTACCTTCAAGGACACATACGTTCTGCAACTGAAGGACGCTATCACTGACGAACTCCTGTTCGAAGATGACAAGCAAGAAGTGCCTGTGACCATCACTCTCTTCGGCAAGAGCAGCAAGCAGTATCGCAATGCTGTGACAGCCATGCAGAACCGTGAACTCCGTCGCAAGGCAAAGAAGGACACGGCCACTGCTGAGCAAATTCAGAAGGAATCGACTGACCTGTTGGTCGCTTGCTCTGCTACCTCTACCCTCGAACTCGACGGAGAAGTTGTGGACAACAAGGCAGCTTTCGAGAAGCTGTACCAGAACACGGAACTCTCTTGGATTCGCGACCAAGTTGATGCGGCTCTGGGAGACGACTCCAATTTTTTGGTGAAGTAACCGACTCGCTAAAGCAGTACGTGCGGCACCTAGGGTGGCTGCACGCTACAGAGGAAGGTTCCAAGAAATCCCGTATGGCACTGTTCAGGGCAATGAGTGAAGACCACACATACCTGACCATGCCAGATATTGAAACTGACCACGCTGCCGGCTACCTGATAGGTTTGCTGCAAGAAGCAGGCCTCATGTCCTCAAACGGCATGGGGCCTGTTCCTATTTCGTGGCAGGAGATTTACACATGGATTACGGTGACTCGGAGAAATCTGAGCAACTGGGAAATCCTAATGTTGAAGAGTCTGAGCGAAGAATACGTTAGCGAACTGTTGCAGGCTACAGCCCGGAACAGACCAGCTCCGTACTCTGTCCAAGAGACAGAACGCAAGGCCGTTGAGCACAAGATCATGAGCATCATGGGAAGTCGAATTCGCCGTGAGTAGAAAGCTAACGACAGAAGAGTTCATCACTAAGGCCAGAGAAGTTCATGGCGACAAATGGGATTACAGCCTAGTAGATTATGAATGTGCTACCAAGCCTGTAAAAATTACTTGCCCTCAGCATGGAGTGTTCCTCCAATCACCCGGACCCCACGTTCTACAGAGACAGGGTTGCCCTGAGTGTGGTAAGTGGAAGTCTGGTGCTGCGAGAGTCTGTAAGCAAGAGCATTTTCTAAGCAAACTTAGTGATGACTACAAAGCCACTTATGACTTGACTTTGGCTATCTACCAAGGTCTGTACTCCCCGGTAACTGTGAGCTGCAAGGAGCATGGCAGATTTCAAGTCAAACCTTGCGATATGTACAAAGGTGCGGGCTGTGTTAAGTGTGCCACATCTGGCTTCAAAATTGACATACCTGCGTACCTATACGTACTGCAATCAGATGGTAGTGTCAAATTAGGGATAACCAACCGAAAACCGTTGGACAGGGCTCGAAGAATCTCTTCATCGTCGGGTGTGGAACATACGGTGGTGCAATCCTTCTACTTTGATCTTGGTAGTGAGGCAAGGAAGTTAGAATCGACGTTGCTTGAAATTCTCCGAAAGGATTACGACAACCCGCGAGATGTTTATGATGGCTATACGGAGTCCTTTGTCGGCATTGATGCTGCAACTCTGATAGAAAAGATAATCGACCTACAGAGGTAAATAATGACAATGGATGTAAGTCGCCTTGGCATCGTAGTTGAATCGACAGGTATCAATGAAGCACGGAAGGCCCTCGACGGTGGCAATGGTCGCGGAGGCCTTCTTGGCGCTGCGGAAAAGACTGAGAAGGTTGTAGTCAAGTTGACGGACTCGCTGAGCAAGATGCTCAGTGCGAACGCTTCTGGCACTACAGCAGCTTGGAATCAATCCCTGGCGACATTGGGCAATACGCTCAACGCTCTCAACACCAACGTGGCTGCTACGACTCGTGCCTTGCAAGGCATGGCTCCAGCTATGCAGAACGCAGCCGCTGCAACGAATCAAGCTGCTACAGCTAACGCCCGCAAGTCTTCTACGGGCAATGTAGTAACGAACACACTGAAGGCAATGACGACGGCAGCGGTTGCTTACAACGCTGTCAATCTCGGCATGTCTGTCGTCAAGCAAGCTGATGCTTGGGTGATGATGCAAGCCCGTCTGCGTAATGCAACGGGAAGTATGAACAACGCACGCGCTGCTCAAGAGCAGATGTTTGACCTGTCTCAGCGCCTGCGTGTGCCTCTTGAAGAATCCGTAAAGCTGTACACACGTCTCGCTCCCGCGATGCAGAGTGCAGGGAAGTCTTCAGAGTACGCAAAGAACATGGTCGAAGGTATCGCCACTGCTTTGCAGTTGGGTGGTGCTAACGGGTCTGAAACGTCCTCTGTGATGTTGCAGCTCTCGCAATCGTTCAGCTCTGGTGTTTTGAACGGTGCTGAATTCAACGCTGTTGCCGAAAACGGTAGCGTGCTGATGAAGGCCCTGCGTGACTCTACAGGGATGAGCAACGCAGAACTGAAGAAGCTTGGCTCACAAGGCAAGCTGTCTATGGAGACAGTCGGGAAGGCTATCGAGAAGGCTCTGCCAATGTGGCGTGAGCAGTTCGACCGTCTGCCTCTGACGTTTGAAGGTGGTATGCAACGTCTCAAGAATGCCTGGACTAAGGCAGTCGGCGAGATGGGTGAGGACACAGGCTTCAACAAGCGCTTGTCCGAAGCTCTGCGCGTCATTGAGAACATGATCCCCGCAATCGCACAAGGACTGGGCAATGCCTTTGTCGGTGTGCTGAAGTGGGTTGATGCAAACAAGGTTGTACTCGGCCAAATCTGGGATCAAGTCACAGGCCTGATTGTAGATGTGCTGAAGCTCGGTGCATCGTTTGCTAGCCTCACTGGCGCCGTCGTTGGTGTTGGTGAAGAGATTAGCGTGTGGGGTCTGTTGATCTACACGGTGCGTGGCATGTTGGCTGCTGCGGCAGACATTGTTAAGGTTGTTGGTGCAGCGTTCGTGCACGTTGGCCTGGACATTGGAACATTCTTTGTCTACCCAATTTACAAGGCTCTGGAAGGTATTCAGTGGCTGTTGGATGCGTTCAAGAAGTTGATCGAATTTGCTGTCCCTGGACTCCGCGCTATCGGCAAGAACGATGCAGCCGATCAGTTGCAAAAGCAAGCTGACACAATTGGCGAGTGGGCTACAAAGGCTGGTGACTACGCTAAGTCCATTGACAAGTTCTTTACGGATGCTCGTGCATCTGTGAATGGCTGGACGAAGGACTTGGAAGATGGCAACGGGGAACTGGATAAGTTCCTTCGTGGGGACGATCTTGACAAGAAGATTGCAGCCCGTGAAAAGGCTCGCATGGACGAAGAAGCTTGGGCTAAGAACAACCCTGCCAGAAAGAAGAACGCAGTCGATCCGAAGATTCAAGATGCTGTGAACCGTGAGGCCAACAAGTATTACGAAGCTCTCGGCCACATCAATGCAGCTCTGCGTGAGCAGCAAGCAATCGCTGAAGGCCTTGCTACAAAGGGCTTGGACTACGACAAGGTAGGAACGCAGGCCAAGAAGCTCCTCGAACTCGAAGAGAAGCTTGGTGCTCTCCGTAAGGAAAAGAGCAAGGACAGTGCTGCTGATGCTGCTCGCAAGGCAGACATCGGCTACACGCAACAACTCATTGCTGCTCAGAAGATTGTCGCTGCACAAGAAGCTTTGAACATTGCTGACAAGGCCCGTCTGACAAACGAAGAGGGCTTCATTCAGAAGCAGACAACCACTCTCGACAACCTCAAGCAACAGACTGTAGAAGCTGAGCACAAGCTCAAGACCTATGGAATGGAGAAGGGGGCTCTGGAAGAGCTTGAACTCGTTGAAGCTCGTCGTGCCCTCCTGGCATTTGAACTGCTCCACGGGAAGGAAACTCTGTCTACGAACGAAGCTCGCATGCTCTCGCTCCTCAAGGAGCAAGTAGAGTGGGCGGAACGTTTGAAGGTTGCCCGTTCAGGGATTGGTGAGAAGGAGTCTGGTAAGGAGTTCGACAAGCTCTTTGACGCCCGCAAGGCTGAGAAGTTCACTGCAACTCTGACAGAAGGTTTTGGCAAGGCTGGTAAGGCTATGGGTCAGCTCGCTAACGCGGCAGACAAGTACCTTGCACGTCAAGCGAAGATTGCTCAAGGTCGCACTATCCTCGACAAGATGGATAAGTCAACGGCTGAATACGCGAAGCGCAATGACAAGCTGATGCAGGAAGAAGCGGAGTCTCGCATTGCTTCTTATGCTGACATGGCTGGAGCAGCAAAGACTTTCTTCGAAGAAGGTTCTAAGGGCTACAAGGCTATGGAAGCTGCGGAAAAGACTTTCCGTTTGTTCCAAATGGCAATGCAGCTCAAGAGCTTCCTGCAAGAGATTGGCTTCATTACGACGACGACAACGGCTGCTGTGACAGGCGACGCGGTTAAGGCTGCTTCTGCTACAGCATCTGCGGGTGTGCAAGCATCTGCTTCGATGGTGTCTGGAACAGCGGCTGCGGCGGCTGGCGTGGCGAATCAAGCTGGTGGTGATCCTTACTCTGCATTTGTTCGTATGGCTGCTATGGCTGCCATCATGGCTGCTCTCGGGTTCGCTGTAGGTGGTGGAGGCAAGAGTGTAGACGTGGCTAAGCAACGGCAAGCTGCACAAGGTACTGGCACTGTGTTCGGAGATGAAAAGGCCAAGTCTGAGTCAATCAGCAAGGCTCTGGACATCGTATCGAAGAACAGTGACATTGCTCTGCGCTACTCGTCAGGAATGCTGGCTTCATTGCAGAACATTGAGTACAGCCTCACAGGTGCAACTAGCGGAGTGATTCGCACAGGTAGCTCAGTGACTGGCAAGGGCTATGAAAATGGCTCCTCTATGTTTGGTGGAGCTGGTGGTGTTCTGGGTGCTACGCTGCTGACTGGCATCGTTGCTCCTATGGCTGCCATTGCTGCTAAGCTCCCACTGATTGGGGGCCTTGTCACTAAGCTTGTGACAAGCTTGTTCGGAAGCACTTCCACTCTGAAGGACTCAGGTCTGATGGGAAGTAGCCAGTCGGTTGCAGGCATCCTGCAAAGCGGCTTCAACGTGCAAGCCTACCAAGACGTTCAGACAAAGAAGAAGCTGTTCGGCATCACATACTCAGACAAGACCAGTACAAACACATCTCCTGTTGATCCAGCGGTAACTCGCGAGTTCGGCAATATCGTGTCTGGAATGGTGGACAGTCTGGCTAATGCTGCGGGTGCTTTGGGTCTCTCTGGAGATTTGGTGCGTCAGAAGCTGTCGGCTGTGAACATCGACATCGGCAAGATCAGTCTGAAGGACTTGAGCAGTGAAGAGATTCAGAAGCAACTCGAAGCCGTGTTCAGTGCTATTGGAGACAAGCTCTCAGCGGTAGCATTGCCGATGCTCGTTTCTTTCCAGAAGGCGGGAGAAGGTTTGCTCGAAACTGCTGTCCGTGTGGCATCAGGTGTAGAGACTGCTAACTACGAACTGGAGAAGCTTGGCATCACTGCTGTCAAGTTCACTGACCTTGTTAACAAGAGTGGTGACGTGGGGGCTGAGATTGTTCGTCAATCCATCCTCATGCAAGAAGCTGGCACTGGCATCAAGGACATCATCTCGACCCTGACAGGCACTGCGACAGACATCGTAGAGACTTACAAGTCTCTTGACACTGTGCGTGATGCTTTGCAATCGCTGAACCTCGGAAACGATGTGACGCGAGAGCTGGTGCGAGCTGCTGGTGGCCTGGATGCTTTGAAGGACGCTCTGAGTTCATACACAGATAACTTCTTCAGCGACTCTGAAAAGAGCGCTATGAAGGCTTCTGTCTTGTCCAAGGAGTTCACGAAGCTTGGTCTGGCAATGCCGACTAGCAAGGACAGTTTCCGTTCCCTGGTGGAGTCTTTGAACTCCTCTGGAGCAATGGGGCAGGAACTTGCTATGAAGGTGCTGTTGCTGGCTGACTCGTTTGCTGAGCTGAATGACACGACTGAGAATCTGGTTGCTAGCGCTCGGGATGACTTGTCATCTGCCTATGAACGCGAATCGAATGCCCTGACGGACACGCGAGATAAGTTCTTGGACTTCGCTAAGTCGCTTGCAGAATTCAAGCAATCCCTGCTGACTGGTGATTTGTCTACACTCAACGTGGCAGACAAGTACGCAGTAGAGAAGGCTAAGTTCGAAGAGACTCTGGCAAAGGCCAAGGCAGGGGACGCAGATGCGATTGGTTCATTCCAAAACGTAGCGACATCCTTCCTGCAAGCCAGCCGTGAGATGAATGCCTCTGGCAGCCTCTACACAGCCGACTTCGAACGTGTGCTCGCAGAGACAGACGCAATCCAAGGATTGGCAACTCAAAAGGCCTCGGTAGCTGAACAGCAACTGAGTGCACTGGAGAAGCAAGTCTCTTCGCTGATTACGATCAACGAAAGCGTGTTGACAGTTGCTCAAGCAATTCAGAACCTGTCTGCTGTTATGGCGGGTGTGCCTATCACATCAACTTCTCCGGGAGTTGGTCCGACGATGGGTATCCCTCAGGTTCCTCCGATGGCTCAAGCTGCTTCTGTTCAATCAGACATGGCTACACAGAACGCAGCTTTGGTTGCTAGTGTGACAGCTCTGTCGATGGAAGTCGCAAGCCTGCGTGCAGACCAAAACGCTCAAACGGCAGCGCTCATCTCTGCCAACTACGAAGCCAACATGGCTAACGCCACGGCTGTTGTAGATGGTACGAGAGACGCAATGTCTGTAGGTAACTATCAAGAAAGGGCAGGAACACAGCTAGCCTAAGGGCTAGCTTTTCCTCATTATGAGTGCAACACTGAAGATCAAGCTCAATTACGGCACATACGCTGACGTTAACTACCCAGAGGCGTACATCCACGGAACGACTAGTGGTGTGGATGCTGACGTGCCAGGGCAAATCCTAGTGCCAGGGAGTGGTTCTACTACTGTGCCCAATGGGGCGTTGTTCGCTGGAAGCACTCTCGGGGACTTCTACGTTGTCTGGGACTCGACAGGGGATAACTTCATCACAGGAGTAGTCCCGAGACCTTACGTGTTCGCACGCTTTAGAGGTTCAAGCTGGGAGTACGACAACAACAACACAATGGTGCAGTTCTCGCCGGGTGCCCAGCACTTCATCATTGGCCGGGTGCACATGGCTTCCTTGGACACTGGCAACCCAGGTACAGGGCCAGGCCTCACTTTTGGTGAGATGTTCGACACTGCTATCCCTATGCTGACTGATGCCGACTTCAATGCTTGGCTGAAGAAGTCTGATTCCATTCGAGCTGTGCTGGTTGAGGCAGACGTAAAGACTGCGCTAGGGACGACGACAACTCGCTACTTGTCTAGTCGTGGGTTCACGACAGATAGTACGGCATGGCCTGCTAGCATCAACTATTCAGCTCGTGTGACTGGAGGTATCAAGTTCACTCGCAGTCTGTCTCTGGATGGGAATGTATCCCTGTCGTTTGGTGACATTGAACTCATCAACACAGACGGGGCACTGGACGAGTGGCTGGATGATTACTGGGTGAACCGGCAAGTAGTTGTGCTGGTAGGCGATCCTCGTTGGCACCGTGCCAACTTCAGACCTTTGTACACAGGCTCTCTCACAGGCGTGGACACTCGCAAGCGTGACCGTATCAACCTGAAGATGAGCGATACGCTCCAGCGACTGAACACTGTTGTCTCGGAGCTGAAGCTGGATGACTCTTCTTTGCAAGACGACAACTTGTTGCCGCTGTGCTTCGGGGAGTGCCACAACATCACGCCTCTGCTGGTGGACAAGACTGTTGGCCGCTACATGGTGCACAACGGGGCCATCGAGCAAATCATTGAAGTCCGTGACAACGGAGTTCCTGTAGCTTTCACGCCTAACCTGACGACTGGCACGTTCACGCTCACGGCAGCTCCTTTCGGGACTATCACTGCGAGCGTGCAAGGAGCAAAGTTTGTCGGCGTCAGCGGTGGTGCAGCAGCCTACTCAAACAAGATCGCGGACATCCTTTACGTGCTGATGACTCAATACGGAAGTGCGAATACACGTCTGAGTGATATTGACATTAACATGGTAGGCATGGTACAATTCAACACTGACAATACTCAGGCTGTTGGGCTGTATTTGACCAGCCGCGAGAATGTCCTGAACGTCTGCAATGCACTGGCATCGTCCATCGGGGCGAGACTGTATGTCCAATCGACTGGCCTTGTAGGTCTGGTCAAGCTCACACTCCCTTGGGGTGGTGCAACATCTCCAGTCAACAGCAATGACATGGTAGACCACACGCTTGAAATCAGGCAGGTTGTGGATGTCATCGCCAGTGCGAAGGTTGGCTACTGCAAGAACTGGACAGTGCAAGATGGCCTGACCACAGGTATTGTCCAAGAACATGCGGCCCTCTTCGGGGAGGAATGGCTGACACAGACCATGACAGATTCCACAGTAGCAGCCAATTACAAGCTGTTCACTGATCCCGTGATGGGAGAGACGAATCTGATTCGCACAGATGAAGCAACAGCGGAAGCCAATCGGCGTCTCAGCTTGTTCAATGTGCCGCGTAAGCTGTTCAAGTTCACTGGCTTCGGGCATATGTACAACTATGTTCTCGGCCAGTACATCGTTCTGACGCATCCTCGCTTCGGCCTGGGTGCTGGCAAGGTCGGACAGATTACAAGCGTAGCAATCGACCCCATGAACCCACAAATAGAATTCGAGGTACTTATCTAAATGGCAACCGTAGTCAATGCACGGGACGCACTGCTGCAAGCCGCTGGCACTCGTCTGCTGGGCGTGACAGTTGGTTCTAACGTCTCGGTGCCCATCCCCCAGGTTCCTGGGCTGGGCGCAGCAATCACAGGAGTGACCCTAACAGGAACCTCCTCAGTGTTTCAAATCCCGAAGGCGGGAACTCCTGTCGCACCTACCAGTATCACAGTTACAGCAACGCTCCGTAATTTGACTGGTACGCCAACACTGACACTCGTCGCTGGAACGATGTCTGTAACCCCCGCCCTCTCGGGCGGGGCTTTCACGTTTACAGAGTCTCAAATGACAGCAGACGGCATTACGCTTCGTCTGTCGTTGTCTGGGTATACAAGTGATTTCACAGTTGTGAAGGTGAGAGAAGGACAGGACGGGGCAACTGGGGGTACTGGCTCTCCTGGGGCCAATGGGACTCAGCAAGCCATCGCCTACCTGTATGCATGGTCTACGTCAGCGCCTTCGAATCCTAACGGCTCTAGCACCTATACATGGGCTACAGCAGCTCACACATCATTCTCTGGGCCTACATGGTCTACAGCAGTGGGTAGCAACCCGGGCGGGGCTGGCGTTAAGTTGTGGGTAGCCGCACAAGGTGTTTCAGCTTCTGCTGTCACGACATCTTCGACAGTCACTTGGCCCAGTAGTGGGACTGGTTACTCTGTCTACGCAGCCGCCACAAACGGTAATGACGGCAGCACTGGAGCTACGGGGCCTACTGGGGCAGCGGGTGCGACTGGCTACCAGAGCGCCTACGCTCGTGTCTATCAATGGGCAACAAGCACGCCTTCAGGGCCTTCAGGCTCGCCGACATGGACCTGGGCGTCCTCGTCATTTGGTTCTGCCCCTTCAGGCTGGACACTCACTCCTGGCACACCCCCATCTGCGGGCTACACCTTGTGGTCAGCGTCTGTTCTGGTATCTGATTCTGCCGCGTCCTCGTCCACTGGTTTCAACTGGTCAAGCGCTGCCATTGATGCAATCGGTTATGCAGGTACTAACGGCTCTACTGGTTCGACGGGTGCAACAGGTAGCACAGGGCCGCAAGGTGCCTCAGCCCGTACAGCCTACTCGCGCATTGCTGGCAACCCTGCACCTACAAGCGGGAACATCACTACAGCAGGCTCTACAGGATTTCCCACAAGTGGGCAATCGAACACCACATGGGGTGTGAACGTAAGCTGGACAGGCACTGATCCGAATCCTGCTAGCACTGATACGCTGTACCAGACTGATGGCTTTTATGATCCTGCTACAGGTAACACGGTATGGAACACACCGTACATTAGCAGCTTGAAGGTTGGCAGTCTGTCTGCCATCACAGTGAATACAGGCGGCTTGAATGTCACCGGAAATGTGAACATCACAAGTGGGGGTTCTCTCACTGGCCCTGGATTCTCATTCACAGACTCTGCGGCAACATTCAGCGGGGCTCTCAGTGCGGCAACAGGGACTTTTTCAGGGAACTTGTCTGCTGCGGGTGGCACTTTTGCAGGAAATCTCTCAGCAGCCGGGGGAACATTCTCTGGCAGTATCAGTGGAGCTTCAGGAACCTTTACCGGGAACCTCTCTGGCAGCACTATCACTGGAGCTACTTTCACAGGTGGTTTGTTCCAAACAGCCGCCAGTGGCAACCGAGTAGTAATTAACGACTCAAGCGACAACACGTTGAAGATTTATTCCACACGTGGGGGCACTCCGGGGGTCTTGGTTGCTCAGGTTGGAAACAACATCTCTGGAGGCGCAGGCATCAATCCTTGCGCGATCTTCGGTGATTCTACTACAGGTGACTCAGGTGTTTTTGCACAGACGGGTGCTGGCTACGCAGGTTACTTCGTTGCAAGCACTAACGGCTACGCTGTAGCAGCTCTAGCAACTAATCGTTCCGCTATTGTAGCAAATACCACTGGCACTCAAGGCCAGATTAGAATGGTGGGAACTTCAGCTCCTAGTGGTGGGCACGGGTCAGGTTCGGGAGTTATTCAACTAGGAGTTGATGCAGATAAGTTGAAGATTCAGGTCTCGGGTGGCATTGGGACTGCCCTGGATACAAACCACATCACTATCAGCGCTTCCACCCCTAGCGGGGGGTCTGACGGTGACATTTGGATTACAACTTAATGCCTAAGCTCTCTATCAATAAGGCTGGTACTTGGTATACAGCTAAGAAGTTCTGGATTAACGTGGGAGGGACTTGGCAGCTAGCCAAGAAGATGTGGATCAACAAGGGGGGAACTTGGCAGCTTATCACGTTTATCTCTCCGACTGATTATGATTATTCTTCCAGCATCACTGACACTTATACGGAGACCACATGGCGTAGCGACGGCGACACCTACTACAACGGTGCTCCTGCTGGTACTGGGTGGCTGGACACTATCGCCACTGGGGTAGGCTCTGATTTCTGGATCAGATTCACCAACTCCACATCAAACGCTACTTTGACCGGCCCAGGAACTCCTGGGTTCGGTTCTTGGCTTCAGATGAGTTCCAACTACACAATCTACCTTACGAGTGCGCCTGGTGCTACAACATATGCAGCAGGGCTCTACGAAGTTTCAGATGATGCAGGTTCTAGCGTCTTGGTAACAGGCGCCTGGGAAATGTACCTGAACGAGTAAGCATATTGACTTTCAACCCCTACCATGGTACAATAGAAAATGGCAAATCTGCGTGTGGTCTACTACAATGTAGCCAACACTTCCTCGGGCTTGGTCGCTACAACGACTGCTGGAAGCCTTGCGGTAAGCAATCTTCTGACTGATCGGAAGTCTGAGGTTTGGCGCTCCACTGCCACTTCAGCCGAATTGACTGTGACTTGGGCAAGTGCTGTAGAAATTTCTATGGTTGCCCTGGCATTTTCAAATCTCTCTCCCACGGCTACCGTGAATGTGGCCTTCTACACACTGTACACAGACTCTGCACCAGCTTGGACTTCTCCAACTGTGCTTTGCTCGCCAGTGTCCGTGGACCCAACCGGCCCTGTAGGTTTCGGTGGGGGGGTTTACGCTGCAACATGGTTTGCAGCTCACACAGCCCAGAAGATTGTCATCACGGTCGCTGACTCATCAAATCCTCAGGGTTATATCCAGGCAAGCCGGCTGATTGCTGGCACCTACTGGTCTCCAGACCGCAATGTTGAGTCGGATAGCGTCAAGATTGGCATGCAGGAAGATACCAAGCACTTCCGTTCGGAGTCTGGCTCTTTGTGGACTGACCGAGGACCGATGTACAAGAAGCTTTCGTTCGACCTATCGTATATGACAGCATCGGATCGAAACACTATCTGGCGCATTATAGCTGGCAATGGGATGTCAAACGCTGTGTATGTGAGCTTGATGCCGGAATCTACGGACGCTTGGGAAGAGCAGATTCACTCTATCTACGGTCGTCTGTCATCTTCTAGTGCGCTGACTTACAAATACTCTCATCTGCATGCTACGCAGCTACAGCTTGAAGAGGTTTGATGGGCGCAGCTTGCAGAGTGTGCAATGAAGTTAAAGCTCCTGCTGAATACTACCCTAGATACAAGCAATGCAAGGATTGCATGCTTGCTAAGCAGAGGGCTCGTTACGACGCTAACCCTGAACTGTTCAAGGCTAGATCAGCAAGCGCTTACAAACGACCTGAGTACAAAGAAAAGCTACGGGTAAGTTGTCGTCGTTGGCGTGAAGTCAACAGGGCAAAGGTGACGTTCTCCAACGCTAACCGCAGAGCGGCAGCAAGACTTGCTACTCCCGTCTGGGCTGATAGGAGAGCCATGCTAGAAGTATACAAAGAGGCTAGAAGACTGAGCGAGCAGATGGGATCGAAGTTCCATGTGGATCACATCGTACCTCTACTCTCAGAAATAGTCTGTGGACTTCATTGCGAAAGCAATCTTCAAATTCTTCCGGCAGCAGTGAACCTTTCCAAGAGAAATTTTCATTGGCCGGATATGCCTTAGAGCCCGCTTGTGCGGTTCCCTATTCTGGCCTGCCGAGATGTCTTCGGTGGGCCTTTTTTATGTGAGTCTAAATGCTTGACAATATCGAATCGCACAAGGACTCGATCCTTTTTAATTCTGGATGGCTCGCTTACGGAAGCGTTATGGCCGTCTCTATTTGGGGTGGACTCGTGAGTTATTTTGAGAAGCGTGAGAAGTTCTCGTGGAGCGGGCTCACAGCTCAGCTCTTGTCTTCGTCTTTCGCAGGGATGATGACGGCACTTGTGTGCCAGTATGCCAATCTGCCTACGCCTCTTATGGGCGCCCTAAGCGGAGTTGCTGCCTATATGGGCACGCCTGCAATGGTGAAGCTTGCTCGTAAGCTGAAGTGGGTTCGTGAGCTGATGGATTCTAAGGACGGTGACAAGTGAAAGCCCTTGACATTGCAGTAAAACTCATTGCGAAGTTTGAAGGCTGTCGCCTCCAGGCTTACAAGGACATTGTTGGAATCCCTACCATCGGGTATGGTGAGACCAAGGGTGTAAAGATGGGCGATGTTTGGACGCAGGCCAAGGCTGACGCTGAGCTGCGGAGCCGCACACAAGAGTTCCTAGAGGGAGTCTTGAAGGCTGCACCCAAGCTAGCAGCGTTCACGTCGAATCAACAAGCTGCCTGCACTTCATTGGCCTACAACATTGGCCTTGGGGCATTCGCTGGTAGCACAGTTGCCAAACGCATTGCAACAGGCGACCGGGCAGGAGCAGCAGATGCTTTCCTACTCTGGAACAAAGCGGGTGGACAGGTTGTCCAAGGCCTAGTCACTCGTCGCCAAGAAGAGCGTCGTGTCTTCATGTCACCAGAATGACTGTAGGTATCTACCAAATTCTTAACACTGCAACTGGAAAGTCCTACGTTGGCAGTTCAGTGTGCATTGCCAGACGTTTCAGCAAGCATAAAGCTCTACTCAGGAGTGGCAAGCATGTCAATGCCAAGCTGCAAGCTAGCTGGAACAAGCATGGTGAATCTGTGTTTGTGTTTTCTGCTTTAGAGTATTGCGACGAAGGCATGCTCGATGCTAGAGAACAGGCGTGGATGCAGAAGTTGAATGCTGTCAAACAAGGCTACAACATCAATCCTGTTGCAGGTAGCAATCGAGGCTACAAACACACCGAAGAGTCGAAGCTACTCATCTCCAAAGCTGTATCTGGCAGGGAAGTCTCAGAAGCTACTCGCAACAAGCGTGCTGCTCTTATGACCGGGACCAGTGTACCACAAGAAGTCAGAGAGAGGATTTCTCTAAGGCTCAAAGAAATTTCAAAGTCTGCGGACTTCCCTGGTAGGAGAAATCTTGACAGGACTGGAACGAAGCAGACTCCAGAGCAGATTGCCAAGCGAGTCGCAGCAACTGCAAGAACGAAATCTATCAAAGCTGAGCAGAAGCTTGGCGCAACTGAAAGGTAAACAAAATGGCTACTACACAACTAGACATCAAGGGCGTGTTCGACAAGGACACAGGCCAACTGACTGGCTTCGCCTCACCTATGTCCCCTGAGATTCCTCTCACATCCTTGGTGTCAGGGGCTCGGATTGTCGTCCTCCAGCCCGGTCGGTCGGCTGCGGCGGCAAACTGGGCGGCGATTGACGAGGCGCTGGCCGCTGCGCACACAGCTGGCCTTGCTGCCAAGGCCATGCAGTCTGTCGCTGTCTGGGGGCCTGGTGTGTTCTGGGTCGCCGGCCAAATCCGCGTCGGCAGCTGGACGAATCTGATCGTCGGTGATGGCGTGATCCTGCGCCGGGCGTGGACTGGTACAACCGAGAACGGCACGTTCCTGCGGAACCGGAACCAGCCGGCCAGCAACGCCGACACGACGACCGGAGACGTGAACGTCAAGGTGACGTGCTACGGCGAGTTCGACTGCAACTGCTACGACCCTACCGCAGTGTTCGGTCCCGGCTACTACTGGGACGGCATGCAGTGGATCTCGGTGGAGGGCCTGGGGCTCGACCCGATCCGCATCACGAATCCGGTCAAGACCCACGGGCGTTTGGCGAAGGTGAGCAACGCGCGCATCTACAACTACACGGTCGAGTACGACACGGCCGGCGTCTACACGCCCAACAACGGCAAGGACTTTTTGTTCATCGCCGGAAACTGCCGCAACATCCACGTCAAGGGCGTCACCGGCCGCTCCAACGACGACGGCATCACTTGCAATACAGCCGACGTGCCTACGTGGTCGATCCCGTTTGCCGTCGGCCACATCAGCGACATCCTCGTCGAGGACGTGGACATCAACACGCGCGCACCAGGGCCTGGCGGCGCCACGCTGGCGCTTTATGCAGAGTGCTGGCTTGATGAAGCCAGCGGCCTCGGTGCCGGCAACGTCGATCCGTTCCTGGGCAACAAACCGGCAATCGCCTTCATCACGCAGTCGGCCGGCGTCGCAACGGTGACGACCGACATCCCGCACAAGCTCAACGTCGGGTCTCGCGTCCAGATCAGCGGCGCCAACCCCTCGGGCTACAACACGACCGGATTTGGCTACCAGAACGGCTGGGCGGATGTCCACGCCGTGCCGTCCGCGACGACGTTTGAATATTTCGTGCAGAACACGACGGGCGCCTATGTGGGCAGCGCCGCGCTGCTGATTTCGTGGGATCTGAAAAACGTCGTGTACCGCAACGTGCGCGGCGTTGTCGGCACGAAGTTGAACACCTTCCGCAATCGCGGAGGCGTGGCTCGAAACGTCCGCTACGAGAACGTGCGCAGCAGCTCGTCCGCTAACGCGGCGGAGAGCATGATCGGCCTGAGCGGAACGACGGTGGTCAACCTCACGGTCGGGGATTGCGCGCCCGACACAAATGAGTGGGTCGGCCTCTTTGGCATGATCAACGGCGCCTATCTGGGCGGCGTGACCCGGTTCCTGGGCGGCGCAACGGCTTCGACTTTCCGCTCTCACTCGCCGAGCGGCCTGTGCTACATCGACGTGTCGCTGGGCGCCGAGCATGTTGTCGTCGAGGGCTACCATTTCCGGCAGGGCTTGGAGTCGGGCGACACCACAAAGTCGATCATCCGTATCGGCTCCGCCGTCAGGATGCTGACGGTCCGTGACTCGCGCTACTACTCTCCTCGCTCGGTCGGTGGGCGGTTTATCCGGGCTGAGGGCGGTGATGCCTCGGACCAGATCATCAACATCGACGGCTGCGTGATCGGCGGCGACGGCTCGACCGGAGACGGTGGCGTGCTGCTGATCCAGCCCACCACGACCGGCTCCGGGAAGCTGATCCTGAACCTGCAGAACACGCACTTTACTGGCGCTTTCAACTCGGCCATTGGTACGGTGGGCGGCCTGAATCTGCAGGTCAACGTGGACCGCGTGACGCTCAACAGCCTGACGAACGGTCTGCTGTATTTCTCGAATGCGAACTCCAACGTCGAGCTGAACGTCGGCGCCATCAACTACAACGGCCAGGCGTTGATGGCGGCGTCGCAGCCGTCGTGGACTGGCGGCGGCCTGACGGTGCGCGGCCTCAATGCCCGCATTGACATCGCCAAAGCGTTGCGCGCGGACGGCGCGGTCCTCTACAACACCAACGCGGCGGCCAACAACGGCACGGATGGTGCTGTGCCTGCTGGCCTGTACTTCTGCACCGGCACCGCGTCGGGCTCCTGGAAGCTCGCCGGCTCGACGGGCGGCGCGAACAAGCAGTATTGATTCCCGCCCACATGCCACGAATCCCGAACCAGACAGAAGGTCGCACCCAGCCCGCGCTACTTCGTCGGGTGCGGCGGCGAGACGGAAGGTGGCGGAGCGCCTATCAGCTGATCAATCAGGCGATTCCCATCCAACTTCACATCCAAGGTGCAGCTGTTGATCGCGGCAAGAATGATGGCGAGAAGCGCGGCGTACAGGCCTGTTCGAGAGTTTGCTCGCACCAGCTTGCCGAACTCCGGATCAATCTTCTCTACCGCTTTCGCGAGGGTTTCTGGGTCCGCGTGTCTGGCACCTGCCTCCCTGATTGCCGCCGCAAAAGCTTGAAGCATCTCTCTCGTGACGTTAGAAGCAGAGATGACGGTAGCCACTTGGTTCGCCACATTGAAGACGCCTTCGGCGGCGTACGCAAGTCCGCCGCAATGCGGGCATCGGTCCTCAACGTTCTTGATGGTGAGCCCCACGACGGTGATTCCGCCTCCGACGGAGATGGCCTGGGTAGGGAATATGGCGCCGCACACGGTGCAGGCGGCAGGAAGCGGTGTATTGCTCATTTATCTCTCCCCTTAAAAATCAGACTAGGAGTCCAGCCATGAACACCAAGGATAAGGTTTTCCTGCACGGCATCTTCGCGCTCGGCGCTTTCGCGGGCGGCATCGGTACCTGCGGCGCCTTTCTTCTGCTTGCTTGGCTTCGCTGATTGCCACGCCCTGCCGGTAGCTGCGGGAATTCTCAGGAATGAGAGTTCTCTACGGCTTTCCAGTCTGCGTCTGTCAGCCCTCTGTCGTTAAGGTAGAGGGCTGTCATCTCAGCATGCTTATGTCCTAAGAGAGTTTGAACCACTTCTGGCTTCATTTTCTCTGCGATGTAGGTGCGTGCAGACAGGGATCGGCATTCGTGAAGGCTGGGCCACTCGAACTGCTTGTAGGCCTCAGGTCCGCAGACAGCTACGATGTGCTCACGGAATCTCGCGCTTAGCGATGACATCTCGATAGGCTTGCCATTCTTCTTGCGAAGAAGCGTAGGCCCTTCGGCTCCGATGTCTTTGCAGAGTTCTATGATTTCACCAAGCGTGATGCCAATTGCTTCAAGCTTCAAGTCAAGTGGGATAGCTACTCGGGCTCCGACTAGCTTCCTAGCTTTCTTCTGTTGTTCGATTCGCAAATGACCGTCCACAACATCCTCGAACTTCATCTTCACTAAGTCACCTCTACGTTGACCTGTAGCTAGAGCAAGTAAGAGCATGGCTGGCACCCACCGTTGAGGGCCAGACAATGCAAGGTGATACATAGCTTGCCACGTCTCCAAGGTCAGGCGTTTCCTAAGGCCTGGGGCTGCGGGAGTTTTGACGTGTGCCGCTGGGTTGTTATCTGCGATACCGTTGGCTATAGCCTCAACATATACATCTTTCAACTCAGATAAGACTCGTCCTGCTGAATGGGGAGAAAAAGTCTTCAGTTGTGTGGCAATCTCGAACGGCTTGATGGCTCGTAGTGGTCTGTCACCCAAGATACGTTGGATATGTCTGATAGAGCATCCACGATTCTTGAGAGTCTGTTGGTGATAGCCTCGTTCAGAGACGATCCTCTGGAAGGTTTCTAACCACTCTGACATGGTTGGGCCTTCAGGGACGACCTGAGTTGGCGCAGGGGTTTGCGCTACTGGAGGGACGGACGAAGCTGCAATAAGTTGCCGAGCTTGCTTCAAAAGCTTTTTGAGTTTCTTCTTTTTCATGCCGCTATCCTAACGGCTCAACTTCAACGTAGGGATGGACAACCGCTCAAGTAAGCGGCCCATGTTTGCGTGCCCTCAATTAAGGGATCAAATGGACTTCACATCAATCGTAAAGACTGTAGCGCCTTGGATCGGTACAGCACTAGGCGGGCCTCTAGGAGGCATCGCTGTAGAAATGGCTACCAAGGCCTTGGGCGTGTCAGATAAAACGACTGAGGGGCTTAAAGCAGCCCTTGCCGGGGCCACTGCTGCGGATATGCTTGCCTTGAAGAAGGCAGATCAAGATTTTCAGACTCAAATGACTGAGCTGGGATTCAAAAATCAAGCGGACCTTGAGGGCATCGCCGCCAATGATCGGGCGTCAGCTCGTGACATGCAGAAGAGCATCCGCTCTTGGGTGCCTTCAGCCCTCTCAATCCTCATCGTCTCTGGCTTCTTCGTTTTGCTTGGCGGGATGATGACGGGCTGGCTAACAATCTCTGAGAGCCAAGCCTTGCTGTTGATGCTAGGCTCTCTCACGACAGGATTTGGTGTGGTGATGTCTTATTGGTTTGGAAGTACCAGTGGCAGCTCTGAAAAGACAGCCCTGCTGGCTAAGGCCTCACCAATCAAGTGAAGCCCGCCGATTGTTGCCCTGAGAAGCCTGTCCTGGCAAAAGGGCTTTGCAAACTATGCTACAGTAGAAGTCGATCAGACTATTTCAAAGCGTACAAGAAAGAGAACCCCACGACGAATGAGTCTTGGCAGATTCGTAAACATGATCCTGTGCAAAAAGACAGGGACGTTCAGACGTGGAAATGGAAGGCTCTGAAAAGGAACTACGGTCTGGGGAAAGACGAGTATTTGGCAATATTGGCAGAACAAAATTATGCTTGCAAGATATGCCAGAGACAGTTCTCAGAACTGATTACCAGTAAGAAGCGTACACCAGAGAACGTAGACCATTGCCACACTTCAGGGCATGTTCGGGGAATTCTCTGCCATAACTGCAACGCAGGGCTAGGGCACTTCAAAGACGATCCTAGTGCTATGCGAGCTGCCGCTCTGTACATAGAAACGACAAAAGCTCCTCAGACATCAGCCTGAGGAGCTTCACATTCAAATATCAGCGCCTGTGGTAAGGCTCTTTGGCTCCTCCCGAAAGGGAGGGGCTTTTTTCATGGCTGCTTGTTTTCAATCGCCACGACAATCTCAGAAACTACAGGATCAATAGCTTCCAGACTGTGTGCACGGCAGGCCCAGATTCCCATCTCGCCTTTGGGATTTTGTCTGAACAAGGCTAGGCCCTCAGACATTCCCTTGCCGCAAATCATACAGCTCATTGGTCAATCGCGTAATGGATGACTCGGACAGTTTCCATGTTGATGAACAACGGCACGTTTGCACCTCCAACGCCTGTAGCGTCGATAGTGCCGTCAGTGTCAAACTTGAACTTGGTGAGTCCCTTGAACACAGAGGGCACCGTGTACTTGTCGTTGTACTCAACCATGACCGTCATAGTTCTTGCCTCAGTCACTTGAGGCGCCTGCTGCAATTTCAGGAGGCACAGCATCGTCCAGCGCCTGGAATGTCGTCGCTAGTTCCTTGGCCTTCTCAGTCTCGTCCTTGTAACGAGCCTTGAGCCACTTTGACATGATTGCCTTTGGGATGCCAGACGTTTCTTCAATCGTCTCCAGCACGCCCTTGAACCCAGCCTTGGCTTCAGTCTCAGTCTTCAGGTAGCCGAATGCTTCGTCCTTGTAGCCCTTCAGAACGTCAGGGTGGATGTTCTTCACGCCATCAGGCGTAGGAATGCCCACCAATTCGTGTGTGCTGCTTGTGTCTTCAGTTGTCAATCATTCTCCTTGTTTGTAGGGCTTCCCAATTTTGCACTCACCGGGAAGTCGGGGTGAGGTTGTCGTACACGCTTCACGAACGCAGGGTCATGGCCGTACACCATCACATGGAAGGAAGCGTAGCCTGGGTCAGGTGTGTAGGTGCTCTCTTGGACGAGATTCATCACTTGGCCTTGCGCAGCTTCTTCTTGCTGGCGACTGTCTTCAGTCGATCTTTGGCGTTGGTACGCTGGTTCTTGTTGTGGGCGGCGGCAGCCTTGGGGTCAGATTCACGGTCGCGGAAGTACATGGGTTCTCCTTACTTGAGGATGTTGCTGAGTTGGTTGAGAGCCTTGTAGAGGGCGTCGAACTTGGCCTTCTGTTCGGGAGTCAGGAAGCTGGAGTCTGAGGGCTCTCCGTCGAAGTCTCCCGCGATGTATAGGGCTACGGCGGGGACATTGGATGTCAGGTCGGTGAGCGCGTCCAACTCACTCTGGTTCTCAAGCGTGAGAGTGAGGACTACAGGCTGGAAGCCTTGGACTTGAACTACTTTTTGTACTTTCATAAGCTCCTTTGTTTGATTGCTTCTAGTGTAGCACAGAATTCTCAGTGTTGAGAATCAGCGCTTGCGTTTGTCTTGTTCGATGGTTGCAGTCAGCTCGGCGATCAGAGCTTCCACCATCTTGATTCGGTCTGGAGTGCGCCCTCCACGGTGAGGACAGGCAACGCGGCGGACTTCCCAGTCCTTGGCTACAGAACCTCGCACATCTGACAGGGTACTCCAGATGCTGTACGCATGGATGTTGGAGGCAAGTGTGACTTTCGGATGTCGTGATGCGTAGTTGCACAAGCCACTGTATCCCGGCTCAGGGGTGGTTAGGTAGTCCTTGGATGCAGCAACGTAAGCCTCCACATCTGCACGAGTGAGTTTTGCACTGGCGCCATTGTAGGCCTTGTGTGCTTTGCGAAGGGTCTTCATTTGCATGGGATGCTCTCCAAAAAGAAAAGCCGCCCCGAAGGGCGGCTCGGGTAGATGTCAGAGACTGTTCAGGTCTGTAACGTGAATGTCGCCATTGTACACGACAGGAAGACTTCGGTGTTGCTTCTCAACCACAAAATCCATTGCTGTCAGGTCTTCGTCAATGTTCTTTGCGACGAAGGGCAAATTCTTAGAATTGAGAAAAGCCTTAGCTCGTGTACAAGCTGGGCAGTTGTTCTTTGTGTAGATTGTAATCAAGTTCCGTGCCTCTCTGTGTAGCCTGCACCTTGCAGGTTGAGTTGTTCAATCATTGCCTTCCTGTATTTCACAGCCGCCGCAAAGGCTGGTAGAAGCCCCAGCTTGGAAATCGAAAAGCATTTCTGAGATGGCAATCTTTTGGTTGGATTCTTCCAAAAGGCTGTCCAATAGTAGTTCCCACTTTTTCCGTTGCTTGTACACGACACGCCAGTCACACCGGATGAGTTTGTTACCTGCTTCTTCTTGTTACGGCAATTCACCTCGAAAGGTATAACGCGAAGGTTAGTAATGCAGTTGTTGTGGGAGTCGCCGTCTATGTGATCTACAGTCCCATTAGGAAGGCCATGAAATAGCTTCCAGATTATGATGTGGATAGGATAATCGCACATCTCCAACATCACGTGGGCGTAGCGTTTTTTCTTTTTACTCCCCGCCACACTACCGGCTGGGAGACGGACGTAGCCAACGCCACGTCCGTTTATCACGTCATGTTTCCATCTCAAAAACGTGGGGCTAGTCTCGTCGTAGTAGAAATGAGCGTGCCAATCAATTTCATCTTGCATGATGCCTCCAAAGCGAGATTGTAGCATGAAGTTCTCGCTTTGTCAAGATAGAGTATTAACTCATTGGCACGACTCACAGATTTCCTCTTTAGACGCTGTAACTCCTGCCTTGCTGTAGTAGTAGTAGATGCCGAGAATCAGAGGATTCAGAAAAGCCAAGGAAGTGATACGAGCGATTTCTGCTTCTGGAACGTCACCAGCAAAGAATAGGTTCATACTTTGCCCTTGATCCAGATACCGTTGACGTGCTGCTGCAAGCTTCAGGATCGACTCTTGAGGAATCTCAAAAGCTGTTCGGAAGACACGCTTCTCCTCGTCTGTCAGCCAGTCTACACCTTGCACAGAGCCCTGAGCATCAGTGATTTCCTGCATGTGCTTCTTGTCGTACACACCCCTCTCCTTCATCAACTCTAGAAAGATCGGATTAGCACGGTCAACTTCGCCAGCCGGGGTCAATTGCAGGAACGTCATAGCCACGTCAGGGTTGGCACCTTCAGAGATGCCAGCCATCAGCATAGCAGTGCTCTTGGTAGGAGCCTGAGCTGTCCTGTGCGTGTTGCGTAGGCCTGAGCCCTTGCACCACTCAGGTTCTCCAAAGACGCTTGCTAGCCACTTCGAAGCCTCAAGAGTGTCGTCATGCAGCGCCTTGTAGATTTCGTTGTTGAAGGCGTAAGCCTCGTAGCTGTCCCAGGCCCAGCGCTTCATCTGCAAGTAGGTGTGGAATCCTACCAGACCCAGGCCTAGAGGACGACCAAGCTCAGCAAACTTGACAGCCTTCTCCATACCAGGGACACCCTTAGCCTTACTGATGAAGTCTGCGTTGACGCAATCCAAGAACACATGGGCAATGAAGATTGCCCGGGTTCCCTTGATCTTGTCCCAACGTGAGGCATTGATGCTCGACAGGACACAAGTGTACGTCAAGTCGTAGCTGCTGTGCAAGTGAATCTCATTGCAGAGCTGTGGAGCCACGACCATAAGGCCACGGTCTTTGTAGACCTGAGGACGACGCTCATTGATCTTGTCAATGAAAGCGAAGTAGCCCTTGCCAGTCACCATCTTCGTGAACAGCGCCTGCTTGTAGCGGGCCACAGCATCTTCGTCTCCAGCCTTCAGGCGTTCGATGAACTCGTTGCTGATATTCCAGCCAACGTTCAAGCCGTCTGGACTGTCCTTCAGGTAGTTGCACAGCTCAAAGAAGTCCCCATGCTCGATAGGCAGATAGCCTGCCCAAGCACCACGACGGTTCGAGCCTTGGCTGACGACAGTCGTGTCAAGCACGAAGGTCTTAATCCATTCAACTACGCCACCACTCACCACGCCCTTAGCACTTACAACACCACGTGCACTGATGTCCCCGAGATAAGAAGCAGTACCAAAGCCATTCTTGGTTAGCACAGCTACTTCCAGCTTGGCAGAGTAGATGCCGTAGACGCTGTTGTCGATTCGATTGCCAGAGCAAGAAACCGAAAATCCCCTGTCCGTCCCCGTGTTGGAGATGACAGGGGTAGAGCCCGACAGATTGCCGTTCCACATCTGGTCAAAGAATGCCTGAGCCCAGGTGTAGTCCTTGCCGAACTCAGCCTCCCACCAATCGGGGTAGTGGCCCTCAACGTACTGAGCCAACGTGTTTGCGATGCGGGAGTATTGCTCCTTAGGAGTCTGAGCATTGTAAAGGTACTTGCCCTTGAACAATTGCCAAGCCCCTGTGCTCCACCAGTCTTGCATGTTGCCCGAGGCTTGGAGAGCCTTACGCTCCCGGCTCAGGCTGTCATAGATATTGTCACTCATTGTGCTTCGTAATTCCAAAGTTTTTCGTACACCCTTGGGTCCACGAGATGTTGATACTTAGAAGCTAGCTCTCTAGCTGTTGCTTCTTTGAACGTCTTGTAAGCCTGAAACGCCTCTTCTGGACTTGGATACGTCCCTATGTAGACCTTCTTTTCGGAACTGTCGTTGCAGAGTGCTTGAAATTTCTTACCGTTAGGCTTGACTCCAACTGGCAAGCCTTTATCTCTGTAGTCCCTGAAGAATTTATTCAAGGCCTGAGGTATGAATACGCAAGTAGATGGAGAGTAAATCTTCACTCCATCCCGGAGAGCATCCGCGTCAAGATGCCAGTCTAAGTTTTTGTACCCTATCTGCGTGACTGACCAATCTACAAAAGCCGGAAAATCTCGAAACTCGCATTCAGCATCCCTATAAGTCTCATAGCGTTTAGGGTTGAAACAACGAGTCTGCATGTTTTTCCAACGCCTGCCGCTAAGAGTCCTGTACAGCACTTTGTCAATAGAGAATGATTTAATCCATTCTCCTGCGCTGTTCTTCTGGTCAGCTACTAGCTCTTCGGCCATTCGAAGTCCTGAATCTTCCAGTCTCTCTGGTATTCCCTGCCGATACCCTGGAAAAAATCATTCATTTGATAGTCGTTAACACCTTTGTAGAAGTATTCAGCAATCGGGTTGTACTTCACTTCCTCTCGGGTGAAGATGCGAGGGATGTTCAAGTTGTCCAGGCACAGATTGATGCGGCTCTTAACGAACTGGTCAAGCTGATGCTCCGTGATTCCTTCCTGCTTGCCCTTCTCAAAAATCTTGCTGATGATTTCCCGCTCGTGTGCATAGATTGTCTTGGCAGATTCGTGTACAGCGTCCCTAAACTGAATCATTTCATACTCAGTGCGACCTTGCTCTGCCAGTGTGCGTCGAACAATAGCTGCACCACCTAGAGCGTGAAGGTTCTCATCGCGAGCTGTCATGTTCAGGCCACGGACGATGTTCTGAATCTTGTTCTTACCTTGGCTTTGGAAGTGCTTCAAGTAGCCCAGGTTGGAGTACAGAATAGCTCCCTCAGCCATGCTGAACACTGCCGTTGCCAACTCTTCGTCAGGATTCTCTAGCATCACATCCAAGAACTTGATGCGATCCGATAGAGCAGGATCATTCAAGTAGGACGTGTAGAACTCCATCGTGCCCAGACCAAGCTGCTCATTGATTTCGTTGTAGAACGGTGCATGGCTATTCTGCTCAACATGAGAGAAAGCGGCAGCCATTCTTTGGATGCCTACTTGGGGGTACTTCTTTCGAACGTGATCCGCCCAATATTCGTTCCCGATGATTAGCTCGTACTTGGTGAACAGCTTCAGCGTCGATACAACTCCGTGGTACTCCGACTCAGACATATTGGTCAGCAAGTCTTGCTTGTCCTTGCCAACCGCAATCTCATCCCAAGGCCAAAAGATTTTGATTTGAGCATCGGCCATGTGCCCGAACTCAGGGTACTTATCAATGTACCCGTCAAGGGGTTGCTTAATCGGAGCTAGATTCATGTTGTTTGGTACTCAGCTGGCGTCTTCAAATTGCCTTGTTCGTTGTAGGGAGAGCCCCGGACTTCATCGCGGTAGAAGGTGAGAGCTTCAATCTGCATCTGAATGATTCCATAGTCGGGGTCGATATCCGAGTCAGGGAAGTCGTTCACCTCGTCTGCAGCATCTTCGTCCAGGTTGACACTGTGCCCCATCATCTTGGAAAGTTCCCGGGCAAGGCTTGGGTCTTTCTGAGATGCCCAGATCAAGCGCTCAATCAGAGGGCACAGCTTGCTATTCAGGTACACAGGATCGTTGCTGATTTCCCCTACTGCCCTGAAGCCTACCTCAACCTTACCGGCCAAGTCTCTATGCCGAGAGGGCACATACAAGATTGGAGCCTGGATGTTGAAGCCTACAGCAGCCAGGACTTCATTAACTGCTGCATCATGCTTTGGATTCAGCAGCTCTGTCTCGCTAAAACCCGTAAGACTCGGGACACGCTTAAGGTCACGGAAAGAAAAAACTCGACTCATTACTGCTCCTCTGCCACTTCCGCTGTGGCTGTTTCTGTTGTTCCGTTGATTTCATGAATCAACGCCGTCTCGCAACTGCGCAGGGCGCACAGTGGAAGGACTTTACTGCCTCCGAAAATCCACGTAGATGGCTCGCCGCAGATTATGCAAAGGCTTTCTTGTTCACTCATTTAGGCTCCTTAAAGTCTGGGTACTGGAGGTTCTGCTGTTGGAGCCATCGCTTCAGCCCTGGATAAAGACGTAATGGGTATGCCACGTTGTAGCTCAGCTCTTCCAGGTGCACCCCGTCTGCAATGATGAACTCATCCTGCCAGAAGAAAGCCCAGGCCTCTCCCGAGCTGTCAAGATCAATCAGCTCACCCATAGGAGCCAGCCTCCAGACTACGACTGAACCGTCGTGACGCAAACCAAGCCCAAAGGGCATGGCTCCAATCTGAATGTTAACTTGCCACATTACAGTCGCATCTCTTCCAGGATAGGCTTGCCGTCAATAATCAGGCCTGTGCCGATTACAGGTCGCTTGATGTTGACGTTGTTGTAGTTGAATGCCAACGACTTGCGATCAATCAAACAGCCCGTATTCATGCCCCACAACAGCTTCGTCGGCGTGCTCCAGTATTGGATACCAAAACTCTCATGGTAATGGCCGCTAACATGTGACATTCCCATAAGCTGAGCAGTACGCAATGCCTGAGGACTCTTGCCGTGGTGCACATAAACGTCTTGACCGTCTGGCAGCTTCAGAGTCAAATCTGGATGCCAGACCCACCCTGAACCAACCTGGAGGACATCGTTGTAGCTCTTGATGTAAGCTCTTGAGATGCCGTGAGTCTTTGCCTTGCGCCACACCAGCGAGCCATGGTTAGACTCAATCAAATCCATCTGAGGAAACAAATCATGCATCTCAGCGATGACAGGCAAGCTCTTCTGAAGCTCTGTGCCAGCACTGTCGAGGTCTGGGTCGCTGTCGTGATAAGACAACGCATGCTTGTCAAGTTCGTCGCCTAGGTTGATAATCCGTGTCGGCTCATAACGTTGCTTGAGCAGGTACAGAAAGTCAATGAGGTTCGGATGATGGTAAGGGATGTGCTGGTCAGAGATGAACAGGATGCGAGAGTTGTCTACTTTTCTTGGTTCTGAGAATTTCGGGGCAGCCGGGCCATCCCAGATAGTCCCAGAGCTTTCTCTACTCCTGAGGTAGTCACTCACTGTACTCTTTGGTACTCCGATAATCCCGGCAATCTGACGCCAAGAACTCCCTGTGTCTGCTAGGGACGCGGCGCACTGCCGCTGAAAATCATTCATCAGACTCCTTCTTAAAAGTTTCTACCAACGCTGCTCGGCGTTTGGAGGCATTCGTCAGCAGGCGAGCATTATACCCGAGACCTACTAGGTAGTCAAGTTGCTGTTTCGTATTGTGAGACTTCACATACTCGATAGCTTTCTTTTCTGCCATAGCATCCTTGAAATCCAAACCTGTACGTTCCGCGTAGCTCTTCACCTTGTGACAAGGTTTGCAAGCCAGAACCCAGTTGTTGTTGCAGTCCAACAGATTATACAGGAATTGATAGGCAGTCTCCCAAGAGTTACACTCCCCTGCTTGCTTGACGTGATCTACTTCTAGAGCTGATGCTGCAAAGCTCTGGGAGCAGTAGTGACACTTCCCTAGCTTCTTGGCACGTCCAGTGTACCCCTTGGGAGGGGTCACTAGCTGAGACTGCTTCCAAGAGAGCTTTGGAGGGTAGACAGCCCATATACGCCGGATAGCCCCTCTAAGATACGTCCAGAACGCAGCAGAAGTTTTCCAGATTCCGGGGTACGCCACCCAAGGCTCAAGTCCTTTTGTCAACAGCGCCTCCCCATTGGGCTGCCATGGCTTCTGCGATGCCCGCGAAAGTCCGGTCCCGGACTTTCCAACGATCAGGGCTAGGCGGAAGCTTATGAATCCTCTGTTCTCTCCCTTCCACTATGTTTGTAGGTACAAGCTTAGGAAGGTTCTTCAACCAAAGGCAAGTAGCTTTAGTCTCCCCGTGTCCAAACATCCAAGGTTGTATAGTTTGATCCGGCTTACGCCACTTCGTGGACATGATACAGACTGGATTCTCGATAGCAATTCTCTCAATAGGGCTGTTCGCAAGCCTCGTGAAAAATTCAATTGCTGCCTGCTGTCTTCCATCTGCGATCTTTGCAGCAAAATGTCTTGCTCCGCTGACTGCTAGATGCGTACAGGGAGGGTGCGCAATCATCAAATCCCATCCTTGGTCAATGATGTCGAATACATCTCCTTTGTAGTGATAAGGACTTCCGTCCTCTGCATCTAACAAATCGCATGACCAGGCATCATGGCCCAGTTTTCGGAACGCCTCCCTCACACGCCCACTGTATTCACAGGCGACTAGAACGCGCACGTTCCACCTTCCAAGTGCCTATCAGTGTAGCCTGCATATTGCTCGTTCAATTCTTTCATCTTTTCCTTTCGAAAATTCACAGCCGCTTGGAACGATTCTGTAGAGAGCCCCATGAAGTATTTGCTACCTCTGGTGCCATCTAGATTGCTCCACTGAGCTACCCACCCCGAATAGACCTCACCTCGCTTGGTTCTGTGTTTCTGTGAGACTCCCGTTGTACCCGATACATTGTCGTGCCGCCGTATCTTGTTTCTAGCGTTCAAGGTAGAGTCCACAAGACGGAGATTACCGATTTTGTTGTTCGACCTATCTCCGTCCTTGTGATCTAGCATCTTGCCAGCCGGTACGGAACCGTGATGCAATTCATAGACTACGATGTGAACATTGTAATCAACATCGAACAGACTGAGCCTGAAATAGCCGTCGTTCATTCGTCCTCCGGCTACAGAATCCCTAGCATGTTCTAATTTGCACAGACCTTTGCCAGAGTAGCGGTCACAAGAAAATCTCAGATAAGTTGGGCTAGTCTCGTCGTAGTAGACGTGTTCTGACCAGTTAATATTCAATTCCCAGCTTGTTCATTACCTCCCTCACATCTGTAGGTTTCTCATCCAAGGTTCTCAGCATCTTTGCAAGCGTAAAATTTTCTTGCAAGACATACAACCAGTCCACTTCGATTTCCCAGCTCTGGAAATCCGGCTTCAGAATCTTCATAGTCTTTGGATCACTATAGCCTCTCCAGCCGATTATTTTCCTCGGGGAGGGGTAGAGTAGCTGGTAGCCCTTTTTAAGCGCTTCCCAGGCCTCTGTGTCGTTCGTAGCATCCTTCAGGATGTCGTAGGCAGACTTGTCAGCCCATTTGATCCCTGGATTGGCAGAGTTGGCAAAGTAGTTGTCAGCATCGTCGCCGCACATCACTTGGAAGTACAGCCACTTGCGCCCCCAACCATCCACCTTCTTGGCTCCTGCATCCCAGGTCAGCTCTCCGAAGATGTCACCTTGGCTTCGAATGGTCATCGAAGGAGCGTGTAGCAATTCTCCAACGCCAGACTTGTAGTCCTTGTCAGTGTACGACAGAATCACCCTGTCTGAATCGTTACCAGTCTTCTTGTACTTCAGCCAACCGTCGCGGACATCAATCGTGCAAACGTCGTCCGCTTCCACGTTCTGGTCTGGGTCTGGATCGTAAACGATGATGCAGCCATGCTGCCGCTCCAGATAGTCCTTCATGTCTTCCAAGTGCACCGGACGGAGCATGCCTTCACGATTCCCCTTGTACTTGACAATCGTGGATACGCCTTCACGGAAGACAACGCCTCGGCCAGAGTAGCCGTAATACTTCTTGGCTCCTGTGAACTCCTTAGCAGAGACGATCATCTGCTTCAGCGTGTGCAAGCAGTTGGATAGAGGCTCTGGCGTTTGGATGTCGGTGACATCAAACTCCTCAGGAAGCCGCTTCTTGTCATCAGGACGGCCTTCGTTGTACTGAGCCAGCCAACCCCCTGCCTTCTTCTTCCAATGGCCCCAGAAGGCCGTGCGAGTGGCAAACTCGTACTCATCCCCACTGACACGGTGCACAACCTTGATTGTGCGTTCTTCCCCAACTGCCCCTGCCTGATACAGCAAGGGGTCATAGTCGAAACACAGTGTTGTCATTCAGTTCTCGGGAAACGGTAAATCCAATACCGTCCGTCGTACTCCCGACGTTCGACATGCTCCAGCCACACGATCTTCGGCTTGTCTAGGAAGCCTTCCAAGATGACCGGATACCATGCATACCACGAGTGCCATTCAGCCAGCTTATGGTTGATTTCTTTGTACAGTTTGATTCTCATTCAATCCTCCAATGCAGAAAAGCCCGCCCTTGCGGGGCAGGGCGTAGGATCAGCTAGGGCCGATCAGAAAGGCGCGTCAACATCGTCCTCGGGTGCCAGAGGAGCCGGTGCAGGGGCCTTGGCCTTTGCAGCAGTCTTGGCAGCCGGCTTCGGAGCGGGCGTAGGAGCAGCCTTGGCAGGCTCAGGAGCATCGTCGCCTTGGTCAGCTTCGAATGCCTCGATAGCAGCTTGCATCGCAGAGCCGGGATAGTTCTTTGCCAGCTTGATTTGGTTGCGAATGCCCTTGCGGATGAACATGATGTCTTCCTTGGTGGCATTGTCAAACGTGATGCACAGCGGCTTGGCGTCCAGCTCATCCACATCCTCAGGATTGTCGTTCTTGTCCAGTGGGACAGGAGACGCACCCTTGTAGTGAACGTTCTTGTACGTCACAGTCTTGCCGTCCTTTTCCTTCTCAGTGACCTTGACATCGACGTTCGCGAGGAACGGCTGATTCAGGAGCAGAGAGATGTCCAGCGAACGAGCATCGCCACGAACGTCCAGCGTGACGTATTCCATCTCCACAGCCTTTGCCAACTTGGTCAGCAGGTTCTGCGGATGGAAGCCCCACGGCTTGCCTTCGATGATCTTGCCCTTGGCATCCTTCGGAGGACCGACAGTGAAGTTGATGCCTTGCAGCTTGCCCGCGAAGCTCTTGTTGAGCAGCATGCGGTACTGCTTCTCGCCGATGTCGCCACCGTAGTCAACACGGTCGTTCACGAGGTCAGCGAAGACAGCAACTTGTTGGCAGTCCTTCTGATCGTGACGCACAGCGCCTTCGGTGTCTTCGTCTACGAGCTGCCCAGCGGCATTCTTGTAGACTGGCTCACGTTCCTGGGTTCCCAGGTCGATGATGAGCGACACACGTGCACGGCGATTGCCAGCACGGGGCACCGGAAGATTGACAGGTTCGTCAGAGTCGCGAGTCGGTGCGTTTGCCTTAGCGGCAGGCTTAAAAGCCATTGATGAGTCCCTTTACTTGAGGTAGGATTTAGCGCCTGATGAGGGCACGGATGTTCTGCACAGCAGCCTTGGCAGACTCAATTTCGCCCTCGGCCTTGGCCTTCGCTTGGAGAGCGAGTTCAGCGGCGGTAGCTTGAGCCTTTGCAGCAGCAGAGTGCACTTCCACGGCAGTTTCCAGCTTGGCAACTACGGTGTGGAAAGAGTTCAGGATGTCGCTCACGTTGTGAGTGCGACCCCGGGCCTTGTCGATCAGCTTCTTCAGCTTTGCGATCAGTTCATTCATTTCTTCTCCTTGAGGTTGAGGTATTGACGTACATAGAAGTTCGACACAGAATCCGTCTGATCCTTGAACTTCTGGATTTGAATCCACATATTCTCCTCGGTGACAGGAATCCCCGAGTTCTCCATGTAGGAAATCAAGCTGGCACTGACAGCCATGCTGAACGAATTGAACAGTGTGTTCGTATCCGCTTCACATGCAGAGGCAATGTTGATGTACCCAGCGGCAAGTTCCTGGGCTGCTCCGATTTGCTCAGGCGTCATGCGGGCGTGTACACGGCATCTTCTGTCGTGAATGTCTCTGTGGCTTCGTCGTATTCGAGGACTGGATTCGTGAGTCCTCTGATGTTCGTGCAGCCTTCAAGGCCCGGCACAGGAACCGATAGAACGTATACAGCCCCCTTGCCAATGACGACTTCACCGATAATCTCGGCGTATCGGACGAGTTCTTTTTCGATCATAGGCTCCCCTCATTGAAAGCTTCCAACACCATCTCCCGGAGTTCGTCCAAGGTTCCAACGTTGTAGATAGTGATGTCGTCAAGACCGAACGAAACTCCGGCCTCGCTTGCATGTGCATTGACGGTTTGAGCGTCTGGACGATATACATGCCAGACTTGCCCACCCAGAGAGCGAATCATCTCAGCTTCGTTGTCGAAACGAACGTCTGTGACAATCACTGGCACACTCAGACGCAGAATGCTCTCAATCTTGCGCTTGGCAAGCATGAGCCACAAGTCAGTGTGCACCATCGACCGTCCCCAGTCAGTGCCCAGCATCTGGAGCAGTTGTCGAGGGCTCTTGCCCAGCCAGTCCAGAACCTCTTCCTTGAGGCTGCCATTGACGTGTTCGTCCGTCAATTGTAGCATAGTTTTGAGGCCTGTCTTCAAAGGCTCCGCAAAAGATACGGAAGCAATCGCCCTGCCCTCTGAGAGCATGGATGCTACTGTGTCCTTACCTGAGCGTGCCTTGCCAGTAAGGCCAATCAAACGTGCAGGAGCGGCTACCTCTTGTGTACTCGGTGCTACTGGCTTCCACTTCAGGAAGTCCTCTGTCTTTACTTCGACGACGGTCTTAGCAAGACCAGGGGCGTAAAGCCGACCTTGATCCGCAACTTCTGGAACCATGTTCCCTCCTTAGTAATTTCAGCATGCCTGTCAAGGTACGCAAGTCGAGCCATCCAGATAGGCAAGCGCCTGATCTTCAGATTCGGGTATGGTTCATATCCAGGCCACTCCACAGGCGGCTGGCCTGGAGCTGGCTTGGGCATGACTGCCGGCTTCTCAGTCATCAAGACCCGCATGTCCGCTTCCTTGACGGATGGCGGGAACGGGAAGCGAATGCCTGTGTTCTTGGCAATAGCTGTCTCAACGTGGAACTCGCGACACTTGTAGTCGGGCAGCAGGCGCTTCAAGGGGCTAGACACATCCCCAAGGTAGGCTTCTGAGTCGTCGTGGTGGAGTCCTTCAAGAGCATCCTCTTCAGGCACCATGTAGCTCACATACACCGCATGCTGAGACACAGGGTAGAACCACTTGCAGTGGCCTGTGTATCGGCAAATGTGAGAAAGGGCATGAGCCCTCTCTTTCAGTGGATAGCTGTGACGCTCAGGCTCTTCGAACTCGAAGTAGTAGCCCTCGCTTGTGAGGATATGACTCACCAGAAGTCCGTGTAGTTGCCGGATTCGACAGCCTCGTACAGGTCATTCAAGTCCCTGAACAGAGCCACGCTCCTGTTGTTGCGGAAGTGGCCTTCCAAGGCGTTGCCTTCGGCATCAACGGGCACCATGTACGCTCCGATGGAGCCTCCATTGATGAGGAAGTTCAGTTCGAATCGCTTCTCACCGAGAACCAGAATGTCCCCTGGCCGTTCCAACTTCCGCACATCGGTGACGGTCTGGGCTTCCTTCAGCCAACGTTGGGCGTTCCTGTATCCTTCGCTCATCTCAACCTCCTTGAACTCGTGCACGAATGGTGGCGAAATTCTCATTGATGAGAATCTTGCCGTCCTTGAAGACTGTCTGAAGCAGACTGCTATCTTCTTCCTCAGGCGTCACTTGGTCACTCTGCTTCAGTGTGCCGTCAGCCCCCCTGTAGACGCAGATCAGACCACGGGCAGACTTCTTGGTGCCGTCATCCGTCTTCGGGTCTTTGAACAACTCCAGGCCCTTGCCATCGACAACAGCATACGTGGCCTTGATTGCCATGCCCAGCGTGTCACGGCTGACCATCTGATACGTGTAGCTGCCCACACCGAACACGACATTGCTGGAGGCGAAGCCCTTCTCTTGCAAGCGACGGAAGATTTCGTCCGCACGCTCCAGAGTGATGGAGTCACCGTAGATCAGGCCGATGCTCGGGTCCAGCAGCTTGTAGCCGTTGGCGTTGAGCGTACCACCGAACTCATCGTACAGCACTTGAATGCTGCCCTTCACTTCTTCTTCAGTGATCGGCTTGAGATGGAAGTCATGGATAGCCGGGGCGTTCCATTGCTCCTTGACAAAGATGCCTTGCGAGGATCGGACAATCTCATCCTCACGGTAGCCGCAGATGACTCGCACGGGGTCGCCAGAGTCGGGACGCACCACAACCTTGCCCGGCAGCACACCGAGAGCAGGACGTGCACGAATCTCGTCCTTGAGAGCCGGCAGGTACTTGGTCAGCACTTGCCAGTAGTCGAGCGTATCGCTGACGACAGACACGATGCCAGCCGGGTAGTCCTTGGTGATCCAACGCTTGATGGTCTCCAGCTCGCCATCCACAGCGATGCCCAGAGAGGTCACGCTGTGCTCAGAGGCCGGGACAGACGCTGCAATGAACGTGCCTTGTGGTGAGCCACCGTAGAGCTGGTCGATGTAGTCGAGGGCAGCCACAGTGTCAGTGCCGCAGTGGCCTGCCAGCAAGTGGGCGAAGCCTGACATTGCAGCAGCGTGCCGACCGAACATGCCACGAGCAGAGAAGTCGTGGAACTGGAAAACCAAGTGATCCAGATTGGCACAAGTCTCCAGGCCGAAGCGCTTGCCCAGCAGGTAGAACTGGTAGGCGACAGTCGCGTTGGTGACGATAGGCCACACTTCTTGCGACAGCACAGTCTCCAGATATGTCACCAGCCATGCGAAGCGGGGGTCCGTGTTCGTGACGGTCAGGAATGCCACCTTCAGGGGCACCTTGGAGCCCTCAGGCAAGGCCTTCAGCTCGATAGGCAGGTAGCCCAGCTTGTGCAGCTCTTGGAAGTGCTCCATGCTGACGGAGCCAGCGCCCAGGTAGCCTTCGACACGGGCCTTCCACTCGGCAATCACGGTCTTGAACGGACGCTTGAAGAAAGTGTCGTTCCACTCACCAATCAGGACATTCTTGATGAATGCCTGAACACCCGCCACGATGACGAGATGTTCACCCGGACCCCACTTGGCGTACTTGCCAGAGCGGGCCGTGAAGTTGGCGTAGATTTGCGTGGTGCCGTCAGCCATGAACTTCTTGTGGCTCAGCTTGTAGGCGTCGGTCTGGGCGGTTGCAACGGGGGTGTAACTCATGTTCTCTCCTTAGATTTGTTCCACGTACTGGCTGAATTGCTTCTTAGCCTCTGGACGCAGATTGTACACGAAGATGCGATCAAACAGATCATTCAGCTCCACGAATTTTTCGGGATTGGTGAACATCCCGTGTGTCACGTACAAGCACAACTCAGCCGGCTCGAACTCGCGTGCAACCCTGCCCAGCTCAAGGAAGGTAGCTCCACCATCGCAGAGGTCGTCCACGATGCAGACAGTCTTGCCAGTCAGCCTGCCACCATAGGGCAGCACTGTCTTGGTGATCTTGCCTTCAGGGCTGCGGACCTTCGATGCACAGATGACTTCCGTTCCCAAGGCCACTTGATTGTGCTTGAAGATTTTCTTCTCAGCACCAGCGTCAGGAGCCAGCAGCACGTCGAACTTGGGCAGCTCCCTTGCACACTTTTCTTGCGGATAGGGAGCCAAGCGATCCAGCAACGCCTCCAGCACAGTCGAGTGGGCGTCATCAACGCACACGTACTTGAAGTTGAGCTGGTTGATGAATTGGCAGGCAATCTTGAGGGCGTGACCTTCTCCCAGATTCGCACGACGGTCCTGCCGTGCATACGGGAAGTAGGGAATCCAAGCTGAGATTGCCACGTCGAGGTTGACAGCGCGGATAGCGTCCACTAGCTGTGCTAGAGCGAACAGGTCGTCGTTGCTTGAGAACTCAACCTTGATTCCCACTTCAGTCAGCTTGGGGCTGGCGAGATTGGCGAGGATTTCGGTTGTGAGCTGCACGCCCACTTCTCCGCAAGGGAACTTCCACACCTTGGGATCGTAGAACTCGGCTGCATCGTTTGTGAAGCCCTTGAATGCGATCTTCAGCATTTGCGAATCTCCACGTCGCCAGAGCCGACTTTGCCGACCCAGATGAATTGGACTTCGCCCAGCTCGGAACGAATCTCGAATGTCGTCGTCCACTCACCTTCGTGGTAGGACGTGGCAGCGTAGCCGCCTGTGATGCGGGTGTTGAGCACGCTGGTCAGGTCGCCAGTGACTTCAACCAAGCGACTGTGGCCTGAGCTGCTGTCAATGATGACATCAGGGCTGAGAGCATCCTTCGTGTTCAGGACAACGAAGTCCCGATTCACGTCATCTCCCATCTCCACGCTCATGCCTTCGATTTCAACGCCAGCTACCCAGTAGCCAAAGTCATTGTAGTTCACTAAGCAACTCCTTCATTTGTTGATTGAATGACTGGATGGCCCAGCCGATCTTTGCACCTGTCAAGTCGGTGTAGCCTTTTTCATGCAACCACTTCAGCAGGACAGGGGCGCTGATCCTGTAGTAGTAGATGCGACCTTCTGACCTGACGAAGCGCTTGTGAGGAAAGTCCTCGGGGAACTTCGTCACATACGGAAAGGCCACTATAACATTGTTCGCACCAAGAAGATAGGCATCCAGACAAGCTTTTTCAAGCTTCACGTAGTCTTTTCGCCTCATGCTCCTCAGGGTTGCGAGGTAAGCCTTGGTAGGCCTGCCTCGTAAACGCTCTTTCTCAGTTCTGAGATTTTCCATGCACCTCCAAGTATTGGACTGCTCTTCTTACCAACATCAAGTCGTCTCTGAAAAAGCCAAGGCCTCGATTGCAAGTGTTGCATAGCAGCCCACGAACCCTGTCAGTCTCGTGGCAATGATCCACGGCAAAGGACATACGCTTGCGTGGGGTGTTGCCCTCTCCTGCTGGATTCTTGGTTCTGCATATGTCACAAGCAGAGCCTTGCTGCTCTAGCATGGCTTCATAAGCTTCTACAGTTAGCCCGAATGTTTTAGACAAGTGTCTTCGTCTGTTACCCAACCAAGTACCGGGGCTGTTTGCTCTGGCACTTTTCCGAGCTGCATCGTCGCAAGGCTTACACCTATACCCTTTACCATCTTTGGAACTTTTGCTGTTGTAGAACGCCTCCAGAGGTTTCAGTTCCTTGCATGTACCGCACTTCTTCAATGACAGTCCCGCCAATTCAAACCTAAGATGTAGTCAGCGGCAAGGGTGACATTCAATTTGTAGTAGCGGCTAGTCTCTACCACAGCTTCTTGGATGGCTCGTCCAGCTTCACACCAGCCTATGAAGTAGCCCTTTGCAGAGTGTCCAATTTCGGACCAACCCGGATTGTCATTCTTGAACTCTCTGGCTTCTTCCTCTGTCTTAAACATCTTCCACTTGACCAGAGACTTGTGCATCTCAAGCTGTGCTTCGTCGTGGTACGCAATCAGTTGCTGGACGAACTTCGCATTCTTCCAGTCATCCTTGAAGAAGTCAACGTACAGCCCAGCAGCCTTCAGCTTCTGCTCATGCAGCACCATAGCACGCTTGGCACAGATAACACCAGCAGATTGGAATAGGCTGTTGATGAGAGCAGAAGCCGAACGAGTCGGAATCTTGCGGCCATCAAGCCCGAGGATAAACTTCTTACCACCTGTAGTCTCCCAGTAATACTTCAGCTTCTCACCAAGCAACGCCAGAGGCTTTGCCGCTTCCCAGTAGGCCTTGTGGATCAGCGTTCCAATTTCAACGCTACATCCCACAGTCTTCGCAACTCGTGCAGGCTGGGCACCATAGGCACATGCGTACTTGACTGGCTTAGCTGCTCCCCGAGTGAACGGGAAGGCCTTGCCAATAGCCTCAGCAACCATCGTCTCGATGAGCTTGGCTGTCTTGGTGTGCACGTCATTGGGCTTCTCCTGTGTGAGCGAGTTGCAATATGGCTTGCCCTCTTCCGTGTCGTACTTCCAGCAGTAGTGCGACTCGATCATTGCCTCCAGAGAGGCGAAGTCGTAGCCCATCTGCACGAAGCCTTCGGCCACGTCCACACCGAACTGTGCTCGCATCTTATCACCGTACAGCGACGTGATGCGAGGAACATTGGCTACGAGGCGATGCTTGAAACGAGAAGTACCAGCACCACAGGAGTCAGCAGGAGTAGGAATACGGCCATCGACGGAGATACGCTCGGCAGCCAGGAAGCCTTTGCCAGCGAACTCATCATCGTCGTCAATCTCGTCAGGATCATAGCCACCTCCAAGAATGCTGTTACGTCGATGGGAGTACGTCAGGTACTCGCTCACCAACTTGGCATGCGGGAACAAGTCCGCAAGCTTCAGAAGTTGCGGGTCGATTTCCTTTTCCATCCCAACCGTGATAGTCGGGTTCGTGTAGACCTTCAGCGGACGCTTCATGTCCCACCTCAGGAGCTTTTCTCGGAGCCGGGAAGGGCGTACCCCCAACTCTTCGCAACGATGGTCTCTGAAGGGGCTAGAGAGGGTCTGTTCGACATACCTCTCAACCGTCTCCTCGAACTTCTCTTGCGTCAGCTTCTGCTTCTTCGTGTTGACCGTGAGGTCACGTTCCTTGTACTGGCTTGGTTGCCAGCCCAGCTCCACCAGCCAACCCTTGATGTGGGTCGTGTCCTTGATAGCCGCAGGCTCATGGGTCTTGATTGGCGTGTCGCCCAAAGGCAGCTTCCATTCATTCCCATAGGCCTTCAAATACCAGCCATCGTCTCGTTGCTCCAGAGCCCCTTCGTGCTTGTTGGCAAAGTTTACCATGTGCACACTCGGCGTGCCATCCTTCTTGAATGGCTTCGCAGGGCCTTGGTACTCCTTCAGCTTCGTCTTGCCCATCAGCTTTGGAGGAAGCGTAGGTTCGACGATAGCACGAAGCTCTTCCATCAGCTTGTCCAGCTCTCGAACGTTGGCCTGCGCCAACAGAGCATCGAACCAGAAACCTCTGTGGCTCTGACGAGTCACAATGTCACGCACTTGCTGCTCTAGGCAAATAGGATTCGCCCAGGGCCAGTCTCCAATCTCCTCCAGCAACGCCCAGTACAGCTTGACGTTCACGCCGCAGTCACGGTCATTGTAGTCCAGCATCTTGGGATGGTATTGACCAAACTCGGCTCCCTTAGGTGCATGGGTCTCAATCAAGCCCAGAGCCATAGCTTCTGAACGCCAGTCGATCTTCTCGTAGCCTAGGCGCTTGCCCCACTCATCCAGACTGTGCCCGCCATAACGGTCAGGGTTCAGGCACTTCGACCACACAAGCGTGTCAATGATTTCTACGGGGTTGCCGTCGATGTAGCACTGCTCGCCGATAACGTAGTCGATGCCGAAGACGAGCTTCAGTACCAACAAGTCATAGTCGATGATGTTGTGGCCGATGATGACCTTGAGCTTGCGAAACATGGGCAGAAAGCCGTTACGCAGCTCTTCCATACCCGCAAAGCGATAAACCGCCCCGGTGTCGATGTCGTGAATGACAGCGCACCAGAGGCGGAAAGTCGGCTTGATAGTGAATGGGGCAGTTAGGTAGTCGATTGTTGTGTGATCTAGAAGACCATTGCCTTCTAAGTCAAATACTCCCCGCATGGGTTCCTTTCAAATGAAATTCTCTAGGGCTTCGTCGTAGCCATCTTGCCAACCTCTTTCGAAGTCATCATGATCTTGCGTCAAGACAGCATAAGGATTTGGCGTGGAAAGTCCCCTAATGTCGAAGTCATTCTTGCCAGCCTCAAACCCTAACTCATAGGCCGTCTTCACGTTGCCAGGACGTTCAAGGTATCCCCGTACTTCCTGACACGCTTCATGTCACCACGGAACAAGCTTCTCCGCAGGTTACAGAAAGAGTCAGCCAGCTTCCCCTTGCGGCCAAGTTCGTTGGAACGGCAACGGATGAGGTATTCGTGGCGAGTCTCACCTTCTTTATGGGTCATAGACAGAACTGCGTCTACAACTGCCTTCTCAAAGAGAGTTCTCAGAATAGCTTCGGTGCAGTCTGTGTCCTCCAGGATGTCGTGGAGCTGACCAAGGATACGCACCCGCTCATCTCCAGGGAACATCGCATGCGCAGCCGCTTCCACTTCGTCCAAATGAGTCGTGTACGGGTCATCCCCGTACTTCTGGCCTGCGTGGTACTTGGCTGCTAGGTGCCGCGCAAGGTCAAGATCATTCATTCTTCTCTCCTACAGGTTCTTGGTCATCCACACAGCCTCTGTTGATGGCTTGTTGTGTGGCTTCGTTGTTGAGTCGGATCAATCCGCAATGCCAGCAGCTCCAGAAAGAGCCACCACAAATCTTACGTCTGAAGTTGTGCTGCGGCTTCCCCTTCGGTTTCTTGTACTTCATCGAGCCAGAAAACGTCCGAGTGGTATGTGTACCCTTCGACCGGAGATTTGTCGCCACGTGTCTTTAGTGCCACCATCCGCAGGTTCTGCCCCTTCTCCCCACGTGTATGCAAGACAAGCATTGGAGGCTCTAGCGACCTTAGCATTGCGGACGAAGAATGCGCCCATCCCAGCAGCCTTCGGCTCCGACTCAGCCCTGGCTCCCTGGGCAATTGCATCAAGAATTCTTTGCCTGCCATCAACTCCCGTAGCGTCTCGAAACATTTCGTGATACCAGTTGCTGGCACTTCCTGAGCTTGCTCGCTCTCCCTCATAGATGCCCTTTGCTGTAAGTGGTGCTGGCAAGTATAGCTGAAGTTCTTTGAAGAATTCCGGGCAATTGAGGAACAATTCCACAGCCAAATGATCGGCCCAGGCTGCCCCTCCACTTACAAGCTTGTACTCCTTCGATTGATCGAACCGACCAAGAGCGTCCTCGTACATCGCCTCCCACAGACACATCGTGTAGTGCTTGCCACGGTCCCGCCCCGCAGTCCCGATGATTGCTACGGCACGCATCTGTCACTCCCGAAGCAGAGAATGTAGTAAGGGTCCGTGTCATACGGGCTCTCATCAAACATCCAGTCGAAGTCACGGCCACAGGCCCTGCATCGGGCCATGTAGCGAATTTTCCCTTGCTCGTCTTCAGTCTCCCATACACCCGTAGGCAGCAAGTCTTCGTCTAGTTCCACAGCTCCTCCTCTTCCTCTAGCAGTGCACAACCGTCCTTCGGGCCTTCTCGCCGCAGGTCAGCCATCAGCTTGCGAACGGCAAAGCCGGTCGAATGCGCCTTAGCACCTTCCCTGAGGTAGCCCTTGACAGTCTCGTTGTACTCCAGCACGTTGATGGCTCGTGTACAGGCCACGTACAGCAGGTTCTGTTCCTCTGTAGGAAGCCCGATCCACTCGCCCTCTTCGTTGTAGCCGCTCTTGAAGTCGTCTTCAACGATGACTTGGAACCATTCCCGACCCTTGCTCTTGTGGGCCGTCGTGAACGTCACCAGCGGACGGGCAGCATTTGAGAAGTTCTCCAGAATGTCGATCCACTCCAGGGCCTTCCCGTCCTCCACGATCTTGACGATGCGCTTCAGCTCGGGGTCATTCTTCGTGCCATCGGCCTTCAGCTCTTCCCAGTCCAGATAGGGCACAACCTTGTCGTGCTTCACATCTTTCTTGATGCCCTGAGCCAACGAGAAGGCCGAGAACAAAAGCTTCACGAAGTCCTTAACGTCGATTTCCAATGCCACCTTTGTGCCATTCAGAATCTCGGGGACAGCAGCAGACAGCAGGGCACCATTGGTGCGGAAGAGCCGGGTGTAGGACTTGGTACGGTCAACCAAGTCAAAGCGTGCACAGCGGCTTTCGATAGTCTCGTTGCCAGTGATGACCATAGCACACTCCAGCACAGCCGTAGCGATGTCAGCGATTGCTTGGCCGTAGCGGAAGGATTTGGTGAGCTTGCGCTCTTCAGCTTCCACCCTAGCCATTGCATTCACAGCGCCACGCCAGCCGTAGATGGCCTGACGGGAGTCGCCCACCATGACCACTTGCATGTGCGGAGCTTGGTTCATAACGATGTCCAAAACACAAGGCGTAGTGTCTTGAAACTCGTCCACGTACAGCACGTCGTAGCCCTTCAGAACGGGCTTGCTGAGCTGGTACAGCTTCAGGTAGGTGTCATGGGAGGCCTGCACCACAGACTTCGTGTTGATGCGGTCTTCCCACAGCCGACGTGCCAGAGGCAGAATCTTGTCAACGCAGTAGGCAATGTTTCCCACGTTGTCATGCAGCTTTTCCTTGAGGTCGCCCTTCGGGACATGCTTGTCTTCGATTACCATGTCGGCAGATTGCTCGAAGCGGGCCACGGTGTCACGCACCAGCAGGCCGAAATGGCTGGCTGTGATGGTTTCACCAGTGCGAGTCTCGTAAGACTCGATTTCGTAGAGCTTGCCAATCTCAGTGCCTGTCCAACCACAGTTCTGGTATTTGCCAGGAGGACGCTTCAGCTTGTCCTTCAGCTTCGAACCGAAGGCAGCATAGGCAATGCTGTGGGTAGTACGGCAAGTCACATGCTGAGGGAACTTCAGAGCAGCCTCTTCCGCAGTGACCTTGTTGAAAGCAAGGTACAGCGAGGGCAGATCAAGCGCCTCAGCCATCATCACCAATGTGGAAGTCTTGCCAGAGCCTGCACAAGCCTCAATCTTCAAGATTCGGATAGCTGACGTGATTGCAGTGACGCATGCTTGTTGTTCGAGTGTTGGGGTGCGGCTCATGTCTAGCTCCGTTGTTGATGGACGTACTTTAGCACAGCCCTCCCAGACTGTGCAAGAAAATTCTCAGATTTGCGAATCAACGTCGCGCAGACGGCGTAGACGTTCGACCCACGGAGATGGATGTGCGTGTGCTGGTGCCCATTGTGGAGGGGCGTTGAACCACTCGGGGAGGAGCCACATAGCGCTGAGCTGGGGCTGTGTAGGAAGGCGTTGGCGCCGTGTAGCGAGGGGCTACAGGGGCGTAGGACGGTTGTGCCACAGGCTGGCGATCCCGGCTCAGGTGATTGCCCACCATCGTGCCAATGGTCGAGCCCACGGCTGTGCCGATGATCGTGTCACCGATGCCACCGCTGTGCCCACCACCGTTCTGTACGATGACAGGGGCAGGTTGTTGAATGACCTGGGGCTGTGGTGCGTACTGAGGTTGAACAGCCGGGATGGCTGCGTAGCCAGGGTTGTAGGCTGGTCGCGAGCACGAGGCCATGATGACGACGAGCAGGAAGGCAGCGACGATGCCGCCAATCACCTTACGGTGCATGGGTGTGAAAAAGTTTTGCATGGGTTCTCCTTACTTGATACGGACTAGGATTGGACGAGCATTTGTCACATCCGCTTTGACAAAGCTCCGGGCTTGACGATGTTCCACAGCGGCAACTTCGTAGATTTGAATCTCTCCCTCAACCCGGCAACCAACCCGAAAGACGGGCAACGGTGAGAAATCAAATTCGTACTGCAAATTCTCATTCATGAGATTTCCTTCCAGATTTACAGGATTTGGGAGAGACAGGGCACAAGGCCCTGCCGTGTTCAGATTTCCTTTGGACCGAACTTAGACTTCCAATCGTCCAAGTCATACATCGTGTGAGTGGCGTTGTCGTAGTAGAACTCGCCAACCAAACCTGTGTGTCCAGTCCAACGAATCTTACTCGCCTTCATCCGAGTAGTGTTGCGCTCAATCTCGTCTTCAGCTTCCTTGTTGCGAGTGAACAACAAGTTACAGGAGCCCGATTTGAAGATCGAACTTGTACCTTGCATGTCTTCTTCGAACAGCTCTGCGCCTGTCGAGTTTGCTTGCTTCCCACCCTGACTCTTACGCACGTGATTGACGTTGATAAAGATCACATCGTGGCTCTTCATCATGCCCTTCATCCACTTCAGGAACACTGCCTGTTCCTCATTCGGCAAGCCGTCGAGGATGTCTTGCAGCGGGTCCAAGATGATGAGCTGGCATCCACACGAGATGATAAGCTCTTCAATCTTGTCCTTCATGGACTCAATGCCGCCATCGCGATCCTCGATCAACGAGAAACGTTCTGCGCCAGACTCATTCATGTACAGATGCGTCTCTGCATCCATCACCCATTGCTGGTCTAGGAATGCAATACGCTCTTCTGGTGTTTCGATCAAGTCGATCTTGCGACCGATGTGACGAGACAACAGCTTGGTTCCGTACTGGCCTACATCGCTCTCAAGCGTTACGATTCCGGGCTTGTATGGGCTGTTGAAAATCCAGAAGTACGTGCACTCGTCCACGATTGTAGACTTGCCTGTGCCCGATGCCGATCCCAAATTGACCATGTTTTTCAATGGGATGCCGCCAGCCATTTTTTTCTGCAACTTGTACATGAAAGGGGGCAGCGGAACCCGAGGAGCCGAGGCTGACTGCCGGATGCGCTTCCCTACGGAAGACGATCCGACGATGCCGTCAGGCGTCCAGGCCTTGGCATTCCAGTAGTCCTGCATGAACTCGCTCTCAAGGCCTAGCGCGTTGCCTTCCTTGTCCTGAACGTAGTCGTCAGCATCCTTGTACCGCATGGTCATGATGAAGGCCTTCCCCTTGGGGAGAACCTTAGCAATCTTCTCGGCTGCTTCCTTGCCAGCCTTGTCGTTGTCCATGCAGATAACGACCTTCTCAAAGCGATCAAAGAAGGCATACTGAGCTTGAACTTGCTTAGCTGCCCCTCCCTCCCCTGTGGTCGAACAAACTACTGCTGGAGGGCTCCAGTCCTCTTTGCCGCGACGCTTTAGATCGTCTTTGAAAATCTGGTAGGCGTTGAGTTGCTTAGTCTCTCCACCCACGATCACACAGACCCTGTTCTCCGATTTGAAGAAGAACTGGCCGATCATTTCCACTTCCTTGCCGACTTGACCGATAGAGCCGGTGAAGTCCTTGGGGAAGCGACGAATGCGGTAGCCTACCAGCTTGCCGTCGATGGTAGTCGGGTAATACTGGGCACAGGGCTTGCCTGTCTCCGGGTCATACTCGTATCTTACACCAAATTGGATGCTGGTTTCGTCTCGAATGCCTCGGTAGCCTTGGCCTTTTTGACTGGTAGTCGATTTTACGCTAGCCGCTTCTTCTGTTGTGAGAGCTTCGCGTGTCACTATTGATTCATCCTCTTCCTCTTCTTGCCACCCCATGCGCTCCATGTGCTCAAGGGATGGAATTGTAAATTCACAAGCATGACAAAAGGCCCCGCGTTCGGGGCCATAGACATGGAGATTGTCACCAGAGCGGTCCTTGCCGTTACGACGGCACCGTGGGCAAGCCGTCTTGTGCTCGTGGCTTAGATCAATGCCGTACTTCTCAGCGAGGTTCAAATAAGTTCGAAAGTAGCCTCGCGTCCGTTGCCGATGTACCAAGCACCATCAAGAGAGTCATCAAAAGAGCCCTCGGGATTGCCAAGGTCACGGAAAGAAGCTTCCCAGTCACCAATACCAATGTCATACTTGCGCAGTTTGGCAGTGAGTCCCGCCCTGAAGTAGGGTCCGTCGCCCTTCAGAACTCGGACAACATCCCCGGCAGCCCAACGCTTTTTGGCAGGCTTGGGGGAACGAGATTGGCCCTGGAGGACGTATTGCTGCTTCAGGAGCTGACGGTCCAGGGTCTGGTCCTTCGCCAGAGCAATGACGCTCTCGCCCAGTGCATCCTTGAAGTCCAGCAGATCAGCGGCGACGGGGTAGCCGACGAGACGCAGATTCTTGATGGCAGTCTTGGCAGCAGTGCGGCTGCGTTCGTACTTGGCGAGGAGCTTGCCTCGTTTGTGCGTGCGGCTCTGGAGGCCACGGATGTTGCTGTTCACGACAGCTTGATTGATGGTCACTTGTTGAGTTCCTTTCGGGTATGCGTTGTTGATGAAGTTGGCCCAGGCGTCGTATTGGGAATCACGGTCTCCCATTTACTTCCCCGTGTTGACGATGCCCTTGAAGTCGTAAGGCACGACTACGGCATGAACCTTGCCTTCCTTCACGCCTTGAGCGATCAGGTTGAGCGACTGGGCGTTCATGTACTCGATGTTCTGCTTGTTCGAGCTGAGCAGCGTCTGACGTTCAGCTTCCTTCGCAGCAGTCTGCACTTCCACAGCCTTCTGCTTCAGCTCGTTCTCGGCGTTCACCAAGTCATTGGCGCTCTTCAAGATGCTGGCTGCCGGCAGGGCATTCGTCACTTGCACTTGGCTGATGACGATGCTCTTCTCCAAGCCACGGCTCTGAAGGGCTTCTTCGATGCCACTCTTGATCTTCGCTTCGATCACAGAGCGATTGTCGCCAATCACCAGTGACTTGTGCTCACGCACGGCCTTGGTAGAGGCATTGCGCAGCAGCGTCGAGATGTAGCCGTTCATCAGCAGCACCTGACCGTGGCTGTCGATTGCATGGAAGCTGCGGCTCTCCTTCGTCCACAGCTCAGCGACAGCAGCCGGGTTGAGGGAGTAGATGACCTGAGCGTCGAAGTCAGCCAGGGCCGAGTTGTCCGCAGCTTGCGGGTGCAAGTCGCTGACGACAGCAGCCACTTCCTGCACCTTGAAGGTGACAACATCACCAATCAGGGTCTGGTTGAGCGTGCCCGGTTGCAGCTCCTGCATGTTGAACGTCTTGTCGAAGTTGCGACGCAAGCCGACTTCGCCCGTTTCGATACGGGTACAGCCGACAGCAGCGACACACATCAGTGCGAGGGCGAGGGAACGGAAGATGCTCTTCATTGGGTTTCTCCTTGAATTGTGCGTTAGAACGCGATGACGATGAAAACTGTGCAGAGGGCTGCGAAGATGGTGACGCCTGTCGTGACCATAACGGCCCGTCCGAGCTTCAACTTCTCCTTCAGCGTGGTTGCTGACCAGACGTAGTATACGCCGAAAACCAGCAGCCACACAAGAAAGAAGCCAAAAAGATTTCTCAACATTGAGATTAAGCCTTTCCATGCCTATTGGTGTAGCCAGCACCTTGGGCGTTAAGTTGTAAAATTTGTTCCTCCCGCCACTGGCAGGCTAGGTGGAACGCAGCGTCTCCGTATGTGCCCACAGAGTATGACTTGTACCTTCTTTTACCATCCAGAGTCTTGATGCCGGCTTGCCAACTATCAGACTTTGAATGGTAGTTCACTCCACAGACACCCGATGTGTTTCTGAAGTTCATCTTGGTATTTCTATTGTTTACAGCTAGCGGAATCGCTCTCAGATTACTTCTAAAGTTGTTCCGCCAATTCCCGTCTTCATGATCTACGATGTACCCTTCCGGGACTTCCCCGTTGAACATTTCGTAGATGATCTTGTGCACAGGATGCTGAACGCCTCTCAGCTTGATTCTATAGCATCTAGAGCCGACACTACCTGCAACAGCATCCTTCTGTACGAGCAAAACACTATCTTGAAAGCCAGTCCAAACATTTATTGCCCATCTCAGGCACGTTGGGCTACTTTCATCGTAGTAAAACTCAGACCACATCCAGCAAAAATCCAGGCTTGTTTTCTCCTGGGATCAACTTTCTGTGCATCGCCCAACCTCGGAATTGGGCACTCCACAACTGACCTTCACGATCTACATGCGAGACACCTTCTTGCCACGTAGCTGGGTTGAAAGGCTCGTTGACTCCAACTCTTGATTCTTCGAGGGCTGTAGCCTGATGCTGGAACGCAGAGCCGTGAATGCGCAAGTCACTCGTCAGCTTGGCGAACACTTCAGTGGACTTTTCCACATCATAGTCCACGTTGCGGAATGACACAGCAGCGCACCGAGCAGAGCTGACCTTAATTGCTTCGTCAAGCGTCAGCTCACGGATACCACGGTCGTCCTTCTCGTCTTCGATGAAGTACACAGTCTCGCCCGGGTAACGGTCGCGGATAGTGTACGACTGAACGTAAGGCAAGTGCCACTCCCCCGGCAACAGCTCCACAGGTGTGCTCACCTTCGCAGCTTCGTGCATGCAACGTGCCAGCTCATGCAGGGACGGGTCCGCAGCTCCATGATCCCGCAGCCAGAAGAGGTTCGCCCACTCGGTAGCTGAGAGGACAGTCTTCATCATCTGGAACGATTCAGTGACGCGGTTGTATACCTGCTTGTGGTAGCCGGATTCGAAGAACATCTGAGAGATGCCCGACATGATCCACTGAGCGAAATCCCACCACACTTCAGGCGTTGTCCAGAAGCCGTAGGCGTCCTCATCCCACGTGCAGTGATGCGTTGTCGGTGGACGGTAGCGCACAAGCCATGTCTGGAATGCGTTCTGCAATTCCCTGTGCACAAACACGGGAGCTGCATAGTCCTCGCCCTTGTCCTGCATGCCGGCTTGATTGGCTCCGAAGCGAATCGGCCGGCCTGTCAAGTTCTCTTGCATCTTGGCGAACGGGATAGCCCGGCTGCTGGAGCTGTTCTTGCAGACCATGCCGTGCGTGTTCAGCTCTGCCAGGATGATGCGAGGGTAGCTCACCTCGAACGTTAGCAGGTTGACGCCAGCAGGGCTGATGCTGTGCTTCAGGACACGGGCGTAGACCCCGTACTTGCCACGGACTTCGATCATTCCTTCACCTCGATTCCAGCAGCCTTGAGCGTGGACAGAACTTCAGCTTCGGGAATCAACGTCAGCTTGTGCTCAGGTTGCTTCTCGGAGATGCTTCCCATCACGCCAGCACTGTAGCCAGTCATGCCGTAGCTGCCATCCGTACAGTCGTAAGTGCTGCCCGAAGAGTTGTGAAACAGGAAGCCGCCTTCACGCAGTTCGACGCTCTGGATTTTAGAGCTGAGCTTCCCTGCAGCCCCGTAGAGGTAGCTGCCAGACCACGAAGCCAGTACGCGATAGGCTGTCTCAGCCTTCTCGGTGCCTACGTGGTATTCGATCTTGTAGAGTGACCAGAGGTCAGGTGTAGTTGCCATTCCAGCCTTTGTCAGGTTCGCTCCAGGCGATTCGATAGCCCAGGCAGGAACGCAATCGAACCCACTGCGACGCATGTGCTGAGTCATCTCCTTTACCGGCCTGCCCAGGATAGTGCTGTAGAGCAGCAGGAAGGCCCTGACGGCTTGGTTCTCTCCGTCCGTGTCCATGAGTTCTTTCACTTATGTCTTCTCCTTGCAAAATATGTGCTTGCCGATTCTCCTGCATCCCACTCCATGTGGCCTGACGCCATTGAAGTACAGGAATTTCTCATCTTTGAGAACCGGGCCGTATTCGAGAGCCTGATTGTAATGTAACAAAGTCTCAGGGTTCAAGGGCACCAGCCCCTTTTTCTTGAACCACGGGAACTGTCGCTTCTGCGCCACAACCTCACAAATTGACTTGCCAGATTTGGCAGACCTGTGTAGCACGACTTCTAGGACAGCTCGCTTGCCCTTTGCAGGCTCTCCACGTGCTTCGTGGTAGACAGCTGACACGAGACATTGCCAGTCAGGGTCTGGAGAGGGCGCAGGAGGGCCGTAGGCAGGCTTTTGGAAGGCAAATAAGGCCAGGGTAGCCAGGAAGAGCCTGAACGCCTTGTAGATCGTTCTAAGGCCTCGGTCCAAGATACTCTTCTCCGTACTTATCCCACAGCTCATCCATGTTCATCCGGGCTGCATCCAGCAGATAGCCCTTGAACTTCTCAACCTCTGCTAGGTCTGTAGCTGTCAGGCTTGGTTTTCTCCGCTTGTCGTTCCAGCCTTCGTACTTGCGCAATCGGGATATTACTTCGCTTCGCCCTGTTGGCTTCAATATGTTCCTCCCACAAATAAGAAAGCGCCCCGAAGGGCGCCTGTTTCGAGAGCTGGAGTGTATCAGCTCGCAGCGGTTTGTGCAACCGGGCCTTTGTCCACCGGGAGAGGCATCTGTGTCTTGGCGAACGTCATCAGCTCTTCCACCAGCGACATCACGTCGGTGTACGTAGCGTTGAACGGCACGGCCAGTTGCAGAGGCCCCTTGGTGAAGATGCGGCCCGGGGGCATACCGGATGCTTCGGCCAGCTTGCGCTCCAGAATCTGAGCGTCGAGCTGAGCTGCCATCAGCTTCTCCGTGTCCGACAGTTCCTTGACAGGTTCGGTCGGAGCCGGTGCGGGAGCTGCCGCTTCCTTCTGGACACGGGGCTTCTTCACCGGGGGCTTGCCGACGTAGGTCAGCACGTCGCTGATGTAGGCGAACTTCTTGGGGCCGAGTGCTTCTTGGATGCGGGCCACATGCTTGGCAGCAGGGGCGTCGTCAACCCAGTCACGGATGGTCTCATGCCCGCCCAGATGGGTGAACAGGGCAGCCGTGGCACCGATCCAGCGTTGCACGCTCTTGCAGTTCTCGCCCTCAGGAGTGGCGCAAGCGTAGCCGGCCTTCTCGTAGATCGCCCGGAGAGCCTTCTTCATCGGCAAGTCCACCTTGTTGCCATCCGTGAGGGAGGCGAACAGGGCCAGACCGACCGAGATTTCGATCAGCAGGGCGTCACGGTGGAAGCCTTCTGCGTTGGCGAGGGCGTTGACCAGGATGGTTTCGCTGGGCTTCGCCATCTTGGGCAGCGGGTTCTCGCCGGGCAGGGGCTTGTCGGCAGCGAGCTTCTTGTTGCCGAGGACGAGAGGGGAGGGCAGGCGCTTGGTAGCGGAGGTCTTGGAAGCAGTAGAACGGGTTGCCATGATGGGCTCCTATTAAGTTTCCGTTGTCGGGCCAGCTCCGTGCTTTCCCGATGACTGAACTTTAGGACTCCGTAGCAACCCTGTCAACAACTTCCTGTCCCTGATTTAAGGGACGGCCTTTAGTCGCTCATATCCTCTTCAGCCCTCAAACACAGCCAAGTAGGCATGCGCAACTTGTCCTTCTGCCCATGGGGCATGAACTTGGCCTTGCCAATCTCGCCCATGATGTAGTCTTCTGATTCTGTGTCATCCGCAGCAAAAGCCTGCCACGCAGCAATTCGTTGCTCGTGGGGCATGCAGCCAGCTCCAACAACAATCTCTTGTCCCTTCTGAATGACAACCTTGCCACGGTACTCCACATCAGCCAGGGCTTCCAAAAGGATGTTGCCCACCATGCCCTTGGGGATCATGTTCTCTTGGTGCGTGGAGCGTTCAGTCCGTCCAAGCTCATTCGTCTTGGCTTCGTTCTGGTTCTCCATGGCTTCAGTCATGCCCACGACCTTACCTTCGAAGTCAATGAATCGCTTGATACGCAGGTAGGCCCCGAGCTTGGTTGTAGCACGACCACTCTTATGCAGGCCATTAGGGTCACGCACAATGACACCTTCGAAGCCAGCATCCAAGCACTCATCTTCAAATGCGTACAGCTCTTCCAGCGTGTGGACAAGCTTCCATGGGACAAGACGAACACGAGTGTCCTCCTCTCCATCGTACCAATTCAGATGAGCTGTTTTAAGAGCTGTTAGTCGGTCAATGTACGGCTTGTCGATGACTGTCGGGTGCAAGAAGTCGAAGGCGTACCAAAAGAAGTCATCACTCTTCGTGGGCTTACCATCTCGTGCAGTCTTTCGGTTGACAAAACCTGTAGTCTCGCGGCACAGGCCTGGGCGATTCCAATCCCCTAGGACGAGTTCTCCGTCCACTCCTCGGAAGCATTCGCTACTGAAGCACTCTGCAACAAACTTGTTCTTGAAAGCCTTCAGGCTGCGGCCCGTGATGTCACCCTTCAGGTTGATCCCTCGCACGCCGTCTATCTTTACTTGGACTATCACGGGGAACTTGAGCTTGCTTTCATCAAGATCGCAAGCGAGGTGTGGTCGAATTTCATCCATTGTTACTAAACTCCTTATGTAGTTGTGAGCGAGCTTCCTCCACTGCGACCTTAGCATCCTCCAGTCGTTCGTAGTAGCCCAATGAGATTCTCTGATTGTCAACTTGTATTCGCGCAGACCATTTGCCAGATTTCTGGTGCCAATTGACACCCTTAACACCCGAAGAATTATCCTGCCGAAGAGGATGGTTCTGACTGTTGCCGGCCCGAGTCGCAAGCCTTAGATTATGTATCCTATTGTTGGCCCTGTCTAAGTCCTCATGGTCAATGAAGTGACTCGGCCACTCTCTGTAGTGTAGCAGCCATGCCACACGATGGGCAAGATAGGGTACAGTATCGTACTCAAGAGTGATGTAACCCTTGTTGTGCTTGCTCCCCGCTACCATGCCAGCCTTGACTCTCTTGCTTCTATCTTCCTTCCATGTCAGCAAGCCAGTCTCTGCATTGTAATCTAGAACTGCTGCAAGTTGCTTGTATGTGTGTGGCTCTCTTACGGAGCCTAGCGTTTTATCCATCTTCCTCCAAAACATCTATTGTACACCATTCAGGCATTGAAGTCAAGCTTTGCAACTTTTAC